ATGGCAAAGAAGTACAACAAACCTATCATTGCTGTTCAGCCATGGGGAGCAGAACGCACATCCTCTATCGTAAAAAATGCAGCAGATGTTATCGTTGGCTGGAATGCAAAATCTGTTGCCAATGCTGTCCGTAACTACGCCATTTATCAATCACTATAACTATTTGTTACATGAAAAAGGCATTGTTGATTGGGATTAATGATTATCCCGAAGGAAATGAATTGACAGGGTGTATTGAGGACATCAATAGCGTTAAAGCTGCAATTGAACGACATGGTGACGGATCTCCTAACTTTGGCGTAAAAATGATGCCAAATGTACAGACTTCAGGAGAAGTGATGGATGCTATTCGTAAACTTTTTGCAGGAAATGATGATACTGCTCTCTTTTATTTTTCTGGGCATGGCTATATGAATAGCACTGGTGCAGAAATTGTTATGCCTCAAGATATAGCTACCCCTGGTCAATATTATACGGGGATACAGATGTCAACAATAATGAGTATTGTTAACACTTCCAAGGTTCGCAACAAGATTATCATTTTGGATTGTTGTCACTCAGGCAATATCGGGAAATACGAACTTCAGGATGTAGGTAGCATTTTAAATACAGGAGTTTCAGTCTTAACAGCTTGTCGTGAAGACGAAGTTGCTATGGAAGCTGGTGGTCATGGTCTTTTTACAGAATTATTATGTACTGCGCTAAATGGCGGAGCATCGGATTATTGCGGTAACATTACTATTGGCGGTGTATATGCATATATCGATCGCTCTTTTGGACCTTGGGATCAAAGACCTGTATTCAAGACTAATGTTACGGAATTTGCTCCATTACGTACAGTTACGCCACAGGTATCATTGTCAATTATTCGCGAATTAACAAACCTGTTTACAAATCCCAATAACGATTTAGCTCTAGACCCATCTTTTGAGGATACGAACGACCCATCTGTAAATCATGAATATATTCTCCCTTATGCAGATGCGAACAACGTTAGAAAATTCAAATTACTTCAAAAGTTGCAGAGTATAGGGTTTGTAAAACCTATAAATGAGGAGTTCATAGTACCGGATGTCAGTTGACAGAGTTGGGAAAGTATTATTGGCGATTAGTAAATGAAGGAAGAATCTAATATGAAGTATTTTAGCGAGGCGTATTTTCGTAACATAGCATATAGCACTCCCCTTTACGAGCAACGTACATATAGCGATAATCTTCAAGGAGCATCTCTATATAAACAGTTTGATATATTCCTTTCATACAATATTTCTGATTTGAATGTTGTAAAAGGTATATATTACACTTTGTCGAAAATGGGGTTACAAGTATATCTTGACTGCATTGTTGATGTTGACTTGAAAAGGAATGAAACAAATAAAGATACAGCAAAAAGGTTGCAGAAAAGATTAATGAGCAGTAAATCTTTAATTTATGCTCAATCACCAGAAGCTGGAAGAAGTAATTGGATGCCATGGGAATTAGGTGTCGTGGATGGACATACTGGTAAATGTATGATCATGCCTGTTACAAAAGATGCGCAACATGCAAGTCCTCAACGGGAGTATTTACTTCTCTATCCATATATTATGCCTTATGGTATTGAAGGACAGATGAGAGTCTTCACAGAGTCATATCCTTATAGTGGAGAAGATCTTAGTTCATATATACGGAAATAACTCATAATATTAAGCAGTGCATTCTCGGCTGCATAATTCGAGATTGACCTAAAAAGAAGATTATGGCAACAAATCCACCGTCAGGAGACGGACATCGCAATGGTGCAGTAAGAAATCGTTCACAGGTTTATAATCCCAAAACTGAACAATGGGTAAAAAGGGATAAAGATACTGGGCGTTTTATGGATGTCAAACAAGATGGTACACCGTTTAAAGGTGTGCGAAAAGAAAAGTGAGTTAAAACGAGGGCAAGAGTATAACTTGCCCTCGTTTATGCTTACATCGGTTTTATCATTGATTCAATAAATGAGATTTCTTCGTCTGTAAGATTGTATTTGACATACAGTTGTTTGTCAATTTGAACAGATGAAAGCGACCAATCAATATCGCTTTCCTTCGAGAAGTCCTGCGTCGGGACAAAACGGAATGTTTTGGCCGTAGCATCTTGACTTGACTTCGCTTGACAGTGCATGAACCTCGCAAAGCGAGATTTGAGATATAGGCAAATATTTACGCACTCATCATACGAAACATTGGAATCTGCGAATATGCAAAGGTAAGATTCTGTACAAATTTCGTTAGGCTTTCCAACAAACGCATTAAGATTGTCATCATTAGCCTCTGTGCCAATGTTGTTTGCTCGAGGAATGATTACTTTGAATCTATCAATCCAGTTAGTGTGCAAAGGAACAAGATTACGTTCCACATACCCTTTTTTGAGACCTTTACCAATACAGACAACAGGAGTTGTCAGCCCATCAGATGTTTCATGAAAATTGGGATCGCTCACGAAATAACCACGCAAGCCAAATGGTCTCAATGGTGATACAAATGATTGGATGTATTCACTACTCTGTTCCGTTACTTTGGTGATGATTGAAATACTTCTACCATCTCGGATAAAAATATCAGAGGTATTCTGAGCAAGGCTTCTTTGAGAAGCATATACGCCAGTTTCTGTATGAGAAATTATGGTAGGTGCGGTTTTTATGTTATCATATTTTGCGTCCATTAGGAAATAGCATAATCCACCTTTGATCCCACATTACTGAAAAGGTCTGATGCTTTCGGATAATCGTGCAAGCTGCGAATAGTTTTGTCTGATAGCATATCTGCACGAAAGTCATCAAGCCCTCGTCCTCCTGCATACCAACGAGCAGGCATAATCATTGAAATAAAATTGGGTTGAACTTTTTTAGCTATAGAAACAAAATACTGATAAACTGGCACAGAACTTGCTTGTGCGTCTCCATCCATAACTTGATACGGTGGATTTCCCACTATCGCATTGAATTTCATATTCTTTATTCCTGTTCTTTCTGAAACGAATTTATCAACCTGCTTGATAAAGTGTTCAGGTTTGTTTTTAATTTGATTGATTAAATCCTCAAAGTATCTGGTGTTTACCTTAGCCTTGCGGAAGCCTATCAAGGTTCGTTTGGTGATGCTCTTTGCCATGGGAGTTTTGCAGATGACAAAGATGTTTTCTGCGACAACCTTGTCCCAGATTTGTTGTTCGTCTTCGATACTTGACACCGAAAATAAAGAGTTCTTTACTCGTGTACGGTAAATGCTGTATGCCATATAGAGGGGATATAATCCCGATTTTGAGTTGATTTCAAGAATACGAGAATCCTCGGCAAATACATTGGCGGTCACTTCACCCTTGTCAATGAAACGAGGTTCGGACAGTGTGGTTTCATACCCTTGTTCAAAGAAGTTATATCCACCCAAACAGTCGCCAAGGTGCATATTCACCACACGCCAAGGAGTAAGCACCGTTTCCTTATCCGGATTACGGAATGTACTGAAAATATCCGTTATGCGCTCGATGCGTTCCTCCACGCTGAGTTTGTCGGCAGCACGAGCCATAGCCCGGATACGCTTTCCGGCTGCACAGAATATCTCCGGGTCATAGTATTTCTTGATGTTGTTGAATTTCTGTTTGGTAACACCCTTAGGCATAAATTCTTCCCACGATTGAGGGTCGATGAGCGAAGCGAAGTTGTCAATGGTGATTTCTTGAGACTCGTCTTTCAACTCTGCTCCATAAATCAGCAAAGGCATACGGATGGATATACCCCGAAGAATGGAAATAGCGGCTTCCCGATTGTTCTTTTTCTTCTTCAGTTCTTCCAGTCGTTGTTTCTCCTCCTCTGTCAAAGGCTGTTTGTCCTTACCTTTCTTCTTGGATTTCTTTTCAAGACTTTCAAGTTCCTCGTATTGCTCATCAGTCAGCCCCTGATTGTTGATGTCCACTTGATTCGTCTTGGGCATGGCTTTTGTCTGACCGATAATCTTTTTGAGGTCATCGAACTCTTGCAACTCCAAATCATTGAGTTTCATTAACTCATCATTATACAGACTTCTGTCCTCAAAGCCATTGCGCACGACACGTTCCACATAGACCTTTTTGAGTTGTTCCAACATCCTTGGCACATCAAACTGATTCATCTTGGAACCCTCGATGGATATTATCGGGCAGAAATTCAGGAACTCGCCCATAATCTTACGGTCGTTGCCACTGGTCTTTCCTGTCTTGGATGAAATCTTGGCTGTTTCTGCTATCACTTTCAATGTTCTGTCCGGTGCGAAGTCAAAGACATAGCATTGCTCTTTAACCTTTCCGTTGATAGCGGCAGGAGTCTGCACACGGAAGATAGTCTGCATATAACTGGAGGCAGCCGTGTTATACGAGCCTGACAGCATAAACACAGCTGTCCAAGCCTTCACACTGACACCCGTTGTCAGTCTGCCACAAGACAAGGTAATGGTACGTGTGGCATCAGGGTCTTTGCCAATGGCTTCTTCTACCGCCACAAGTGCATCCTTGCTTTCTTCATCCTCATCTCCATTGCCTGCAACATTCACAACCTTGAAATGTTGGAATACCGAATGTGTCTGCAACATGGCACTCATCGCCCGTGCCTCCTTCACTCCAGGCAGCATCCACAGGGTATGACGGAATATATTGCGGTATTCCTCATTGGCAAACGGATAGCAACTCTCCCGGTCCTCTTTGGTTATAAGATTCAAGAAAGCACTTACATCCTTGTCATGAACGAAAGTTCCATTGTCATTTACACGGAAGAACTCACGGAAGTTGAATGCCACATCTTCGTCCACGAACTCATTGAGTAATCGTCCGAGGTCATAGGTGTAAATGTTCATGGTTGGCAGTGATGCGTATGGATTCGGGTCGCCAAAGTGCAGCTCATCCCAAGACGCTTTGGCACGCTGTTCCATTACATAGTCCCAAGTATATATCTCATCCTCCTTGAAATCGTCCAACAAATTGAATGGAGTGCCGGAAAGACGCAGAATCTTGGTCTTGTCCTTCGTAAGTTCCTGCATTACAGCCTTACCCAAATCTGTCTGTGTGCCTTCGTGCGCCTCGTCCACGATGATACAGTCCCATGCGGTGGCGAACACTTCATTGTTCTTATCAAAGTTGCCGCCTACAAGTTCAGAACCACGCAAGTCTTGCATGGAAGCAAAGTAAACATATTTGCATTGTCCTTGTTTTGCTCTTGTTTCCAGCGAAGTATGACTATCACCGTTATTCTTTGAGCCGTATGCAAAATCCCGCCTATCATAGAATATCTTGCCAAAGTCCTCAAACCAACCGCTATCAACTACCGGACGGTGGGTGAGAATCAAGGTTCGGCTGAAATCCATATCTTTTACCTCCTGTAATGCGGACAGCGTCTTACCAAATCGCATCTTGGCGTTCCACAGCATCTGGTTTCCTTTCTTGAACTGCTTTTTAGTCTTTTCAATAGCTTCACGCTGTTCCGGTCGGAATACAATAGGACTTTTGTCGTGTGAAACCTCAGCAGAAGATAATGATTCACGCCCCTCTTTTACGGCGATTATTGCCCGTTTAACTGTTTCAAGATCGGTAATAAACCACTCGTTGGCTTTGTTCTCGGTATCAAATATCTTTTTCTTGATACCTGAACGCTCCAGCACGCTATGCACTTCCTTGTCATTGAAAGAACACAAACCATACTTGCTGTTGTATATCGTAAGTTCCGTATATAAGAGGTCGTATGCTATACCTGCCGTTTGCGTATATTGATTGATACGTTTCTTGGCAGACTCGTTGAGAGCCTTGCTGTTGGGAGCAAGACCGAAAACATTGTCATTGTCACAAGTGGCTTCGCCCACTTTCAGACATCCCTTGTGCGCAGCATCGTTGATACGGAACACATATATCAGTTTTAACTTTAGTGAAGATGTGAATTTCATACCGCACTATTTTATTAGGTCTATAAATCGGATTCGTTTTCCCTTTTTGCCTGTTGCCTTGTCGGTAGCATGCCAATCCTTGATTTGGCAATAGACCCCATTGTGCCTGCGGATGTCATCTTTCAGACATCCTTCACATTGGGTGACCACTTCGGTAGTCCCGAACAAGTCGGCTACAACTTCCCTACGTTCTCCGCAACTATTTGGAATGACACCTCTTAATCCGTCCATCTGCCATACGTTCCACGAAATGATGTAAGCGATGTAGTTGATAGATTTCAGTAAAGGGCATTTGCCAAATTTCTGTTGAAAATACTCCACAAAAGAGACAAGCATAGATTCTCGGGCAATGAGTAGATTGTCTCCCTGCCACTCGTAACCGTAGGTACTTTTATAGGCTTCTTGTGCCCACTCAAGCCATTCGCCCGAAGTGGATGTGTTCTCGCTTACCACCCTTAGTTTGCGGTCAAGCAAACCGATACGCTGTTCCAAAGGGATAGTCTCTCCTGTCGTGGTATCATAGCGGCTAATCAGATATGGGGCTTCTCCGCAAGTGATTTCCAGTCGGATATCACGCACATAATCCTTCCAACTTTTGCCCTCCGGGAATATGATACAGCCTTCCGTTGTTTTCCATTTATGATGTCCCTGTTCGTCTGCATATTCGGTATTGAAAACATCCTTTCGTCCGAACCATGCTTCATCAATCAGGTTGTTCTGTGCATTGCATATCCATGATGGAGTGAAGACCTCAGCCATATCACGGGAACGGGTTGATTGGGTATCACGGCTTTTGAGGACACGAGGCATGATGATATGTCCGTTATCTCCTGTTATAAGGTGTGGGAGGATAGGGGAATTGTATTGGTATTCTTTGCCAAGATGTTCATAATCTGAAGTAGCCCAGAAGATATTGCGTTGCATTTCGTCCCTGCTCGTGGTGTGGTCTTTGAGCAAGGTGTTCAGCAATTCTGGTGAAAACTGGAATATGCTATCTTCCAATATATCAACTTCGACAGGCATTTTATATCAAGTTTACGCCCGTCTCTTCTTATGGAAATAAGGGAAAAAGGTTCTTCTCTTGGTAAGCGTTGGACGGATTCGCTAAACATTCATGGTTTCACAGCAAATCCAGTATTCTTTTATTGGCTTTATCTACTACTGTAGTATCCAGCGATGCAAGATAAATCTGTGTAGTGTTCTCAGAATCATGTCCCATTCCCTCGCTTATGACAGAAATGGGCACATTACGGCTCTTGGCGATACTTGCCCACGAGTGCCGACCGACATACATAGTTAATGGTATTGGCAAATCCAACTGCTTTCCAATTTTCTTCAACAGATGGTTCACACGGTGAAGTTCGTTGGCGTATTGCTTCCGATAATCTTCGTCCCGTTTTGTAATGATGGGCAAGAGGTATTCCGTTTCGTTTACTGGATATTTGTCAAGAATCTCTTGCATACACTTTTCCCATCTGATGAACAACTGCTGTCCTGTCTTACGTCTGCGATAGGAAAGAGTACCATTCTGCAAGTCCTTCTTTCTCAGATAAGCCATGTCGATGAACGACATTCCCCTTGTGTAGAAACAGAACAGGAACATATCACGGGCATAATCAAGATTGGGCTTCAATGACAAGTCCAGTCCTTTGATACGTCTGATGTCATTGAGCGACAAGGCTCGCTTCATTGTTTTCTCCACTCCCGTGTAAACGGACTTGAACGGATGTCGTTGCTCGGTCAGTCCATCTTCCACCGCACGGTTATAGACGGCTTTTAGAATACGCATATAGAAGGATATAGTATTGGGCGTATTTCCCCTTCCTTTCAAATAAGCCTCGTACTCTGCCAACAAATCCGCATTAAGCTGGTCAAACAAGACATCCTTGCCATTTATAAAACCGTTAAAACTTCTGAGTGCAGCTGTATAAGTCTCTGAGGTGCGTATTTTGCCCAAGCGTTTCAGTCTCGCTATCTGTTGGCTGATGTAAGCGTTGAATGACAATTCTTGCCTGTTTTCATGAAAGCGCATGACTACATCATCCGTTACGAATGTGCCGGATTGAAATAACTTGTGTATGATTTTGTTCAGCCTGTCCTTGTCCCACTTGATGCGTGAACCGATTGAAAGCAGGTAGTTGTTCCTCTCTTGTCCTGTCAATAGATGATGCAAGACAACCGTTTCGGAATGGCTGTCCCATTCCGAAACAAAAAGTTTATACTCGGTGTTTATCTGTCTGACCACACGGTTGTGAATGACCTGATAGTAGAGTGTGCCCTCCTTACCGTTTACGGTAGATGGACGGAACTTGACCTTTACTGATGCCATATCAGTCGGATTTTGATTGCTCCCACTTAGCGTACATCTCCCTTGAAAGTTCCACAATCTCCCTGCTCAACTTCACAAGATCAATGGTACAACTCTCCAGTTTGTAAAGCAACGCCATCGCCTTCTTCTCCGAAAAATGGCAGCGTAGCTCTTTGACTACCTGATTGTAGTTCGTACCAATGGCACGGAACTGGGCGTGAAAGTCCGACAGTTTAGTCGTGTAGTCCACCATCGTCTTGTCCACCTTCAGTACCTTGAACTTCTGCCCGAAGAAGTGTGCCTTGAGAAAGACGGCTTTAGCGTACACCTCTGATTCCTCGTACATCGTGAGAAACTTGTTCCATTCCTCATCATCGAAGCGCACCATCACGCAGTGTGTCTTCGGGTTCAACTTGGGATTTCTCCCGTACTTGCTCTTCTTTTTCATTCTTCTTATTCTTTTAGTTTAATGATTCATTCATAGTCTAATCTCCGATTAAAGAACCCCGAAATTATCCGACTGCGGAGGATAATTCAGCCCACGGCGGTGCAAGGATTTTCAGTCCCATAATTATATTTTTGAATAATTATGTGTTGTTTGAATTTTTATATGAAAATCAATGTTTTAAGCTTCCAAATGTGGCGATTTTATTTTGTTTATTTTTATCTATTTTTGTTTGTTTTTGTATTTTTGTGTCGAAATTGTGTGTTGAAATAATAATTATCCTATCAAATGAACTATTCAAAAGACGGAATAACAGTTGCGCCCATAATAGATACGAGTCATCCGAAAAAGAACGGAAAGTGCCCCGTAAAAATTCGTGTAACCTATCGCCGGGATCGTCGCTATTATCCGACGGGCAAAGACCTTACCTTGGATGAGTGGGAAGGTCTGACTACAACGAAGGTTCGCGCCCTTGTGGCCGTTCGTAAAGATATAGAAAGCAGTTACCAAATTGTTCGTGGGGTTGTTGAGGAATTGGCACGCGACGGTATTTTTTCATTCGATAGCCTCAACAAGCGATTGAAACGTTCGGGGGTTGATACTCTTAACCGTGCATTTGCGGCTAAAATAGCGGAATTAAAAGAGCAGGATCGTATCGGGTCAATGCTGGTTTATAATGTTGTTATACAGGGATTGGAGCGGTTTGCCGGGGATCGTATTGCTCTTGAATCTATAACGGTGGATTGGGTAAGACGTTATGAGCGCTTTCTACTCGGAGAAGGTAAGAGCCGTACAACGATCGGAATACACATGCGCCATTTACGAGCCATATTGAACGATGCTTGTCGATGCGATGCGATTAAACCCGCGCAATACCCGTTCGGCCGAGGGAAATATGAAATACAGGCCGGTGAGGGCCGTAAATTGGCTTTAACGCTGGAGCAGATCGGGCAGATCGCCCGCTATGAGGATGGGAACGAAGCAACGGCCAAATACCGGGATTATTGGCTGTTCCTCTACTTGTGTAACGGGATCAACGTCGCCGATTTCGTGAAATTGCGGTATCGTGATATTGTGGACGGTGAAATCTGTTTCGTGCGTCAAAAGACCGAGCGCACGACTAAGACCCGTAAGGAAATCCGGGTCGCGGTAGTTCCCCAGATGCAAGCTATTATCGACCGCTGGGGTAATACTCCAGCACCGAATAACTTTATTTTCCCAATTCTCGACGGGTCGGAGGATGCGGTGCAGAGCCACGCTAAAACAATAGCCGCTACCGGGTTAATCAATAAACGGATGCGGATGATCGGGGAGCAGCTCGAAATTGGGAACATATCGACCTATACGGCGCGTCATTCGTTCGCTACGGTGTTGAAGCGTGCCGGGGCGAATATCGCCTACATATCGGAAAGCCTCGGCCACCAAGATCTGAAGACGACGGAAAACTACCTTGCCAGCTTCGAGCGAGAGGAACGAGAGAAAAATGCTGCATTACTGACGAATTTTTAATACGATTATTTGCATAATGCGCCGCAGTGCAGTACCTTTGTCATATCGTGTTATTTTAGTTGGAATGATCGGCGGGGCACATCTTATTTCCGTCGGTCATTCCGTTTTTACTGCATTTCTCCTCTTGGATGTGGTGAATAGCAACAACCTCACGCCTAACCGACGCACTATTTCGCCGGACAAAGGGTGTTTCATTTTGGAACAGTGCTTACAGTGACGGAGAGAATGTCCGCCAAATGGACGATGAAACCTGGTGTTAATAGATTTTGCCTTTCCTGTTTCACCTTGCGAACGATGCTATTCTTGCTTTTGTAGTTTATAGGCGTGCACGATGCCTCATACTTTGCCTCAACTCCTTATGCAACACCTTGCAACTTATTCCCTACGTACTGCGCTTTTGCCAAGAGTTATACGGCATCGCGATTGATGAACAGCGAATCATTGAAGTGTTTTTTGTTTTCCCCTATGAAATACGGCAAATTCTTCGCCTTTTCGATTCTTTCGGTGTTGTCCTCGACCCATCGTTTGAAGTTGTCGGGCACATCCTTGACCTCATTCAGCGGTTCCTCCCAAAAATCCCTATCCGTGCCCTCGTTGGCTATAATTGGCACTGCATAGCACTTGCAGTTCGGGTGCCACCCGATGAATTTGAAAGATTTCGGATATTTTCCCTCCATTGCGTCACATATTTCCAGCGGCGCACGCCCTTTTTTGAAGCGCGGATACCAGAACTTTGCCAGCCACTGTACGTGCGATTTTGATGTTTTTACCTCATATCCGACAATAAAATCAAGTTGTTGCCAGCGGATACTGTCGGCTTCACGATAAGCGCTGTTTATTTCGGTGCGAGCCATACGCATAGCATTCTGATAAGATGACCGGTAAACGCCTTGCCCAGGGTGATAAGCCTGCGCCACTTTCGACAGGGTAAGATTGCCGAACGCATTTCGGACACGTCGAAATAGTTTGTCCGGCTCATTCAGATAGACGCGTACATCACGGCTTATATCGGCAGCGCTTCGGCCTTCGCTGATACCTATAGATAAGGATAATTCTATGTGCCGTTCGAACTGCTTGGCGATACTCCAAACTCTTTCGGATAAATTATGCCCGTAAGTTGTTCTACGTTGAAATGCCTCAAGTGCACCGAGATTGTGAAGCATCCATCCTTTTTTCGGATTGTCGAATAGTTGTTTTACCCATGAATCGTTCTTGTCGTTGGCAAAAAACCATTCCGAAGTGATCCCCGCTGTAATTATAGTGGACAACTTATTTCGGAATGAAGATAACGAGGCATCGGCTTGTTTACTACGGCTTTTGTTTGATGAGAAGGCGAACAATCGCCCCGTATTGGGTTGATATTTATATCCCATTCCCAGTCGAATCAATTCATCCGAGGCCACATCATACAAAGCCTCTATCTGTCGTAGATATTCTTCGACATGCGTTTTATGCTGTTGCTCCCATTGGGCGGCTTTCAAATTCAATCCGGGCATCGTTTCGAATTAGAATGTTGGCTCTATAATATTGTTCATAGATGCCTCTGCCTTCGCTTGCTTTATTCGCTCGATTTCAGCGGTAACATCATCGGCCGTTCCCATTAGTTCAACGCCCTTTTCCAGCGACATAACGCCATCCTGCACAGCACGGCCTATAGCCGCCCAACGTGCGGTGACATCTTCATTGAACGGTTCGGCAAATTCGTGTTCTATTTTGAGCGCAGCCAAATCAGGACGCAAATGAATATGGGTTACATTCATCATAATAGCGAGAATAAGATTTTTCTCCCTATCTACGGCTATGTCGTATATCTCTTTATTATTTTCGCGCTTGATATATCCCAGTACCATCGCGCGTTTGATCGCTTCGCCCGACAAAGTTCCCAGCCCAGCCATTTTCTCGGGTGTAAACTCGGGCGTGAAAGTGTCGAACAAGATGGACTGCGCGAGGTCTTCCTTTTCCCGTTGCTGCGTCTCGGAAGAGGTCGGTGGATTGATGTACTCGAATTTTGAATCCGCTCCGGTCATCCGAATCATTTTCCCGGGCTTGTCGGCTCGACCTTTCAAAAAATCTACGACATCGCCCGTTGCTGCGGCGATAGGGTCTGCGAAATAGTTATTTGTGTCGGATATTTTGCTGTCTATATCCTCCTCGCGGTCTATGCGGGGGTTGAGGCCTCCCCACGCTTTATCCTGTCGGTAGTAGATAACATTGATTTTTCCGGTTGGATTGGGAGTTGCAATAACCTCCCAATTAAGAGATCCTCGTTTGCATCGGTAGATCGTATCAGGTGTTTGAATATCGAAATGCTCGATAGTTGATGTCCCCTCTTTAAGGTAGTACCCATACCCGAATGCAATGAGGTTCTCGTATAGGTCGAATAATGGACGTAGGGTGTATCCTTTCGACTTGCAAATTACCACAACTTTTACCTGCGGTTGGAAATTCTCGTCCCGATAGATGTGGTAGAGCTTGGCACATTCAGTTTCTGCTCCCGCAATGCGTTTTGCTTTACGCATGGAAACGTTGAATCGTGTATCTTGCAAAAATTGATTATATGCTTCGAAAGCCTCGTCCGAACCTTCGTTGTTCACCTTCTTCCATCGTATCGGATTCCCGAGCAGAAAGAATAGTTCCACCTCATTGATGTACTTCTGTCGTGCACGAGGCAACTTCTCGGTACGATAAGGCTCCTGGCCTTTCCGCATCTTATCGGCCTTTCGCATAATACGGTGGAGTTCGGGGTTATATTCCTGAATCGCCTGCAAAACCTCCGTATCGCGATTCTGCATAAGTGTTTGAGCCTGTGTAATGTCTTTGTCCTTGATAAGCGTAAGCAGATCACGTTCTGCACCGGTTGCATTCAGATATTTATTGCGTATCGCATTGAGTAGGTTGTCTATAAATCCCATATCCGTACTTTTTACCAAATTCCTAAATCCTCTTTGTCTAAATCTTCTTCATTGTTGAAATACCCCCGCTTTTCGATTACTCCGGTCAGGGCATCTTCGGCGTCGTCATGGCTGTTGAACTCCTGCTGCTTACGGTATGATTTGACATGCGAGGCGAACTCCGGCCATTTGTGCTCCCATCCGGTCGGAAAATAAATAAGGTTTTGCACTTCATTCGATCGCGTGAAAATACGCACCCTTTTGTTGGCGGTCTGCGTAAATGGGTTGAACGATGTAAAGTTGTTACCGATTATTCGGCACTGCGCCTCAACATTGCGCCCGAAAGACCTGCCGCCATTGTTGCTCTCGACGTAGCAGATCTCCGTCTTGTTTCGGGACAGCATCTCGGCTGTTGCCGGCTCGGTATATTCCATCGGTTTCTGTGTATATAAAATGTCCGTCACGAAATTGCCGATGGGAGTTTCCGTATAGCAAATAGAACACAGATAGTCACTGCCGGTATCAGCGGTATCCGTGTAGTTCTTTCGCTTCATAGATGCTGCATATGGAATTATGTCGTATGTCTTAAACTCTCCATACATCAAACCTTCCAGCGGCTTCGGGTTCTGCATATATTGCGTTTCAAAGACAAATGAGTTCGATCTCTCGATTTTGTGCAGTTCCTCCAGCGTATGCTTAAATTCCCAGAGAGGCTGTTCCTGTCCGTTTTCGTCATGCCAGATGCAGGGCAACGAAAGTACCGTCCATTCCTCCGGCTCGATCTCCTGAAGATAGCCGCATAGATCGTGCTCATGGAGCCGTTGCATAATGATTATGATAGGCGTATTGCGCGAGTTCACGCGGTTGCGGATAGTCGATTCAAAGCGATTGTTCACCCGCTCGCGGATCGTTTCGGATAGTGCATCTTCCGGTTTGATCGGGTCGTCGATAACAATAGCTCCCGCAAAATCGCTTTCCCACGCAGGAATAAAATCACCCATTTCGCGCCGCTCCCTATACGGATCATTTACTTGACCTGCACCAAATCCTGTAACCTGTCCTGCTGCACTTACTGCATACAGTCCGCCTCCGACGGATGTATACCACTTTTTAGCATTCTTGCTTTCGACGACTACTTCAGGGAAAAGCCGCTGGTAGTAGTCTGATTGTACCGTTTCATTGATCTCTTTCGAGTTGTCGAGAACAAGATCATCGGAGTATGATAGGTGTATGAACTTACTGCGGGGGTTTAACGCCAGCCCGTAGGCGATGAAGTTCTTAGAGACAAGTTCGGTCTTGCCATATCGTGGCGCAATATTGATAATAAGACGCTTTATTTCGCCACGGACGACTTTGTCAAGAGCTTCGCATATTTTGCGATGATGATCGCCGACAATAAACCGCATCCCCGTCTTATGCTTGAACATGTAACGGGTGAAATTCAGCATACCGGAAAGACAGAAGGTACGCTCTATGTCTATGTCGCGAATCGGAGTAGTGCGTTAATACTCTTCGTTAAGTTTTAACCCATATTGTCTTGCCTCTTCGGGAGAGAGAGTGCGAGGTGGAATAAGTTCGGCACCATCTGCTCCTGTAACCTCTTGACGTTCTACATATCCCCGTTTTTTTCCGCGTGTTTTGAGAGTGAAAATGATCGCTGTTTCGGAGGGACGTTCGATCCAACCGGCAAATCTCTTTTCGCCATTCTCGTCCTTTTCGATGGCCGGAACGCCGGCAACCAATTTACGCAGGTTGCTTTCGGCCAAATCAACGAACCGTTCACGGGAATCTTCGAGGGCTTGGGCGAATTGCTCATCATCATTGCACCATGTGTAAATTGTGCTACGCTCTACACCTAAATTAGCAGCTATGTCTGACAAAATACCGCCGCAAGCATTTGCAACCTTGCGAAAGGTATCTAATTTCGGTTTTTTGGAGGGCATTGCCATTTTTTATACTGTCGTTTTTGTCGTTATTCGACCCGTTCAACCATATCCGAGAACATTTCGCCGGGGATTATTTTGTCGTCTGGCCTGAACCCGAACCGAAGCATGAATGATGATTTCGCCCTATAAGACTTAAAGTTGAGCATTACATAGGATTCGATGTCTTCCGCTTTTTGCTCTGCCTGTTGACGAATCTGTTCTTTCATCTCCTTTACCGCGGCCTTGCGTTCCTCAAACGGTCGTTGTATCTCTTCGAAATCACCTAACGTATCAGACAGTTCTGAACTTATTTCGTCCTGCATGACGGATATACCGTATATGTTCATGTCTGCTTCAGAAAGGCCAGCGGCTTTATAGTCTATTTCCGGTACAAGTACTTTTATTTTCTCCATGTCGAATTCTCCCATTGCGGAGGGCGAGTTCATGAAGATATTTTGTTCGCGCTCTGTCTTGTCGTCTAACTCTACAGCTTCTACCTTGATCTCATAATCCGTTTCAGGTGTCCCGTCGTAATTGTTGATGATGTCAAGCGTCTGTACGCGCTTGTGCCCTGAAACCAGATAAGATGACAACTGATTCCATACGATACCGCCCAGATAGCCGACAGTTTTAAAGTTCTTTTTGAGCTTCTTGATGACTTCAGGGTCTTCTTTGCGTGGATTGTATGGAGCAAAGTTGATTTGTGATCGCTTGATTACGACCGTTTCACTTTGCTTGTATTTGGGCTGCTGCTCTTTTCTCTTCGTCATATCGCAGTAATATATTTCGGGATAAGGGGAATACTTTGTAAATCTTTTCGAGGTCTTGCGGATAATGCCGGCGGAGGTAATCGAATACCTCCGGCAAAAACGTCAGACCTTGCGATTTGTTCTTGTTGTAGGATATGGGTTCAGGCAGTTTCTTTGCCTTGATGTAGGCCATGACGTCCGATTTCTTCCACTTGGATAGAGGATATACCTTGTTCGTATTGCTTATAGCTTCGTTCTCGTATCCGCGCAACATAAGACAGCGATTCATTCCGTCCGACTGCTTCATTCCATAGAAAGAGTAAGATATTCCCGTCTTCATCCGGACGGATTCATCAACGTCTTTCAACGATAACAGCTTTACATTGGGGTTAGGAATGCAGTATAGCCCACAACGCAAAACACGCGTCAACGTCCAATGGGGGACTTGCAGTATGGTAACATTGGCATAACGAGCTTTGACTGCTCGCAAATAGTTGTCAATGTGGTCGAGGCCCTTGACGAAATACATGAACACGCAAACGATCTCTTTGAAGTGCGGAGCCATTAGGTCGAGCAATACCTCGCTGTCTTTGCCACATGAATAAAAAAGGATCGCCCTGTCCGTTTTTTGACGGACAGAGGCAATCACTTCGTTTGCATGGTCTATCGGGGTCATGATTAACCTGTTGCCATGCCAAAGGCGGCGCGAATGTCGCGTGCACGACCGGCACGATTCGTCGCACGACCGCCTACTGCACGATAACGAACACGGCTAGCGCCTGTCGTCCGATTGATTCGATTTCTTACTGAATTTCGAGTGCAGCTTGAATTTTAGAAGTCTGACAATAATGTTTATTTTCTATCCATTGACTAACCCTAATCTGGAGCGCATAGCCGAGACAGCTTGTTTGTTCCCTGTTCTCTGATAATAGGGCAACAATGCCTTTGCATTCGCTCTCATGATTCTATTTGACCTATCAATACCACCACCGCTTACCCTATTTGCATTAGAAATAAGAGCACGTAGCGTTTGTTGCCCGATTTGTTCTGCTGTTTTTTGTCTTCGTCTTCGAGTGCAGCAATGATTTTAAGGGTTTAACAATTCATTTTCTCGATTACCTTGCCGAGGTGGTAGTCGATCTCGGTCATGGTATATTCGTTACCGTTGTGCTCGTACACAATCGGCTCTTTCGTCTCTTCGTCGCAAACATCTACCAGCTCGACGCCTTTGACTTCGACCAGCGCGCCGGGGCGATTCTTTTCGTAACCTACCCAGAACTGTATGGCATCGTAGTGGTTGATAACCGTATCAACGCCCTTCTCGCTGTCCCACGCCGATTCGGGCACGTCACTGTCTTTCTTGTAGACTTTGCCTGTGTTGTTGTCTCGGTATGAAATGTATTTCGTGTTGGTCGGGCGTACTTCGCGGGTCTCGACCGTTTTTTCACCCGACAAAATGGCGTCGAACCATTTTTGTTTGATGATAAGCGTTAAAATTTTCATAGCCGTAAATTTCATTAGTAGCGGGGGCAAGAATCGAACTTGCGCCTGCGGGACACTAACCCGCCGTGGTAACCTCTGCACTACCCCGCATATATCTGTTCGATGCAAAAGTGGACACGTTCGGCACATTATGCAAATCTTACTATTGAATTATTTATTAAAAATACGATTTTTTATTGAGAGCTGCAATTTTTAAGGTCTTTTCTTCACACACCCTTTGCAGCGGATAATCTCAAGCACTACTGCGTCATATTTGACGATCAATAGGCCGTCGCGATTGTTGTCTGCACCTTTGTAGGCTTTACACCCACACTTCAGCCGCGTGCGGTGACATGTCGCGTCCGTCAATTCGAATGCCTTTTTGAGTAATGTCAAATCGCTGCGTTTTTCTACGTACATCGTTGGTTTCATATATTATATAACTTTTACAAAGTTGAACATTCTGAATGACCGCCAGCCCTCGGCAACCGTATCGTAATAGGTTACGAGGTGTTTGTTAGGCTTACGGTCGTCACCTTTTGTTTCGGGGCATAAGTCGTCCTTAAGCGTACCGAATGCCTGTCGCAATTCACCCGTACTCGATTTGAGGTAGAAGAACTGCACGATGCCCGCGCGCATCTTTATCTTCAATTTGAACACCTGCCATGCCTTATGCAGACACTCAGCAAAGGTTACACCCGTCGCGCGGCACATCTGCCACGCCGTGCGCATGATGATGGAAAGGTCGGTTCGTTTCATTGTTATATAGGTTAAAAGTTGGTTTTTAGTTTGAGTAGTCGCAAGCACTCTTTCAACTCGCTGTCTGTGTATTTCTTGGCGATCTCTCGTGATATGCCGTTTGTGTTCATTGCGATTTTGATCGCAGCCTCTCTGTTCACCTTGAAGGATTTTCTTGTCTTCATAGCTTTTCAATTTTTTCAAATGTAACATAATACAGCCTATTGCCAACGAGTACCATTGCGATATTCAGTTTATCGAACTGTCCTCGATATTCACCAGTATTGCGTCCGAATCTCACCGGGTCGCCAATTTTTATGTCTTTCATATCTTTCATTTTTACCACCGGCGGCAGGTGCCGCCACGCTTCGGGCCTGAGGTCTGTTTATAGCCGCCCGAACGGCTTTTTAATCGAGTTTGTAAAGCAGCAACTGGCAATCTTCAACGTGTAGAACTCTCGTCGGTTCGACTTTGTCGATGTATCCGAAGAAGTCGTTTTTATCTGCATAGACGTACGCCCACTGGCCTTTCAGTTCGATTTCTTCTCTTGTGCCGAAATAGGCTACGGTGTCATCTACCTCTTCAACAAGGCCCCATGCCTCATTGCCAATACCTTCTCTGTTGATCGCGTCGATCACTTTAAATGCAAATGCGTTCATAGTTCTATTGTTTTTATTTGTTAGTTCAACATTTTCTTCAACCAGTCAGCAGCTTCTTTGTCTTCTTCGCCGTCCTCGTCATAAACTGCTTCAACGGCTACCGTTTCGTCCTCGATCGACCAGCTCGGCGCCGTCCAGTAGTCACCCTTGTCCTCGACGATCTCGGCGTCGTATGCGATAACGGCCGTAATACCGTTACTCTCGATCTCGAAGGTCTCGGCTTCGCCGTTGAGCTTCGTAATGTACGCTGCCGCCTGCTTGGCGAGGTTTTGCATCGTGGTATAGGTTGCCGTTGTCATAGTTATTATAGCTATTGGTTTTATTTTCTGATGCAAATATAAAGCTATAAATTTAATTATGCAAATAAAAATTAAAGTTTTTGCTATTATTTTTGTAGAAAAATAAAGTTATAGCTACATTTGTACCAACACCAAACATTTAAAGCTATGGATATAAAGAGATCAATAAAAGCTAACGGCTTAACTGTTAAAGAAGTGGCCGAAAGAATGGGAATTACACCCGTAGGACTTAGCCAACATATTAATGGGAATCCGAGTGTAGAAGTGCTTGAACGTATCGCCGCTGCTATTGGCTGTAACGTGGGGGATTTTTTCGCCCCTCAGCCGACGAACACGATAATGTGTCCGAAATGCGGTACGGTGTTAGAGGTCAAAGAAAGGAAATAATCATGGAGCAAGAGTTGATCCTATACAATTCGGTGGATGGGAAAAGTCGCGTATCCTTATTAGCACGCGACGGTTCCGTTTGGCTCAATCAAGCACAGATCGCAGAACTTTTTGCCACCTCTGTTCCCAATATCAGCCAACATATAAATAACATATTAAAAGATGGTGAGTTACCAGATGAATCAACTATTAAGGAATACTTAACAGTTGCCCCAAACGGCAAATCGTATCAAATAAAATTTTATTCACTGGAAATGATTTTGGCAATAGGTTTCCGCGTCCGATCCATCCGTGGCGTGCAATTCCGCCAGTGGGCAAACCGCAATCTCGCCGAATATCTCCGTAAAGGCTTCGTTATCGACGATGAGCGCCTGAAAAACCCAGACGGCCGCCCCGACTATTTCGACGAGTTATTGGATCGCATTCGGGATATACGTGCCTCGGAAAAGCGATTTTATCAGAAGGTGCGCGATCTGTTTGCATTGAGCAGCGATTACGACACGACGGACAAGGCTACGCAAATGTTTTATGCCGAAACGCAAAATAAGCTCCTCTATGCCGTAACAGGACATACATCCGCGGAGATCGTGATGCAACGAGCCGATGCAAATGCTCCCAATATGGGGCTTACCTCCTGGAAAGGTGCCGTAGTACGCAAGCAGGACGTTATTATTGCTAAAAACTACTTGACACACGACGAACTCGATTCTTTGAACCGGTTGGTTGTGATCTTCCTCGAAACAGCCGAGTTCAGGGCAAAGAGCAGGAAAGACCTTACGATGGGATTTTGGAGGGAGAACGTAGATAAAATTCTGGTATCGAACGATCAGCCCCTTTTACCCAATGCCGGTACGGTTGGCAAAGAGCAAAAAGACGCATTCGCCTACCAGGTTTATGAAGAGTTCAACGCCCGCAGAAAACGTAAGGCCGCAATCGAAGCCGATCGGGAGGATATGGAACAGTTAAAGGAGCTGGAATCCGAAATCAAACACCGAAAATAAGACCTGCCTGCATTGCGGGAAATTGATAACCATAAAGGTGGAATAACCACAGCGACACGACGATATGGAACTGCAACCCATCCAAAGCAAAATTTACGAAATACGAGGCCAGCGGGTGATGCTGGACCGTGATTTGGCGGAATTGTACCAAGTAACAACAAGCGCTCTCAATCAAGCGGTAAAGCGTAATATCGAACGCTTTCCGCCCGATTTCATGTTTCAACTGACAGATGCCGAAACTGAAAATTGGAAATCACAAATTGTGATAACCAATTCCATCACGATGGGTTTACGCCGCAACCCCTATGCGTTTACCGAGCAAGGCGTTTCTATGTTATCGGCTGTTTTGAAAAGCTCCGTTGCCATACAAGTAAGTATCGCTATTATGCGTGCTTTCGTAGCGATGCGGAACTACATCACGACCACGACGACAGTAACGGCCGAGTTGGCCGAAATTCGGGCGAAACTGGCGTTACTGGAGCGGGTGGACGCCGACAATGCCGAGGCGGTCAGCGATCTGTCGGAAGATATGCGCAAGGAGCTTGATAATATCTACAACGCTATTGCGGCGTTGTCGGTCAAGATACCGCAGGCACGCAAACCCGCCCGCAAAATTGGATTCCAACAAGCGGAGCAAAAGGCGGAAGAGTAGCAACGTACCCGACGAACACAATCACCTGCCCGAAGTGCGGGACGGTGCTGGAGGTAAAAGAAAAGGAATAAATAAAACTACATTCCTATGACACAAAAGCAGGCCATACAGTTGTTCGAGGACCGCAAGGTGCGCACCGTTTGGGACGAGCGGACGGAGACGTGGTATTTTTCCGTTCTCGACGTGATCTCCGCTCTGACGGACACCGTGAATCCGACCGATTATTTCAAGAAGATGCGCAAGCGGGATGAAGCGCTCGCCTCGTTCGTGGGGACAAATTGTCCCCAGATAGCCATGAGGTCAGAAACGGGAGTGATGCGCAAGACGCTGGCCGGAGATGTGAAAACCGTCCTGCGGATTATCCAGTCGATTCCGTCACAGAAAGCCGAGCCTTTCAAGCAATGGATGGCGCAGGTGGCAAGCGACCGCCTCGACCAAATGCAAGACCCTGAGTTATCTATTGAGCAGGCCGTAGCCGATTATAAACGCCTTGGATATTCGGATACATGGATTAACCAACGCTTGAAAAGTATCGAAGTCCGTAAACTTCTCACTGACGAGTGGAAACGCGGGGGCGTTGATGGAACGCAATATGCCACCCTTACGGACATTATCACGAAGGAGTGGGCCGGACGTACCACGAAAGCCTACAAACGTTACAAGGGGTTGAAAAAGGAGAACCTGCGGGATAATATGACCAATGTCGAACTGCTGTTGAACTCATTGGCCGAGGCCTCTGCTACCGAACTTTCCCGAAACGAAAATCCAATAGGTTTCAAGGCCAACGCCAACGTCGCCAAACGGGGCGGTACAGTAGCTAAAGTTGCCCGACAACAACTCGAAAGCCAACTCGGACACTCTGTCGTATCACCCCTCAACGCTCGGCAATACCTCGGAACGTTGCCCGACAATCCGCCACCCGAAACAGCGCACCTTACTTCAGCGGTAAAATCGACGAAACCGATTACATGCGACACCTCAAACGAGGAGGAATAAATAGTTCTCAACTTAAAAACACAAATGAAACTAAAGTAATAAACGCATCGAATTCGATGCGTTTTAGAATATGAAATGTAATATGGAACCGTCTCTGAATATTCGATCATTTCGAATAGGCAATTTAGTGTATAACCCCCATCTTGAGCGAATTGGGTATATTGCAGAAATTACGCGTGCAGACATGACGTTATTTCATGGTGAGATGCTAATTAAGGAAGCCGGATTTTATCATGAGATTTTAGATAAAGTAGTATTATGAGATGTTAGGCCTATACGTTTGACTCCAACGTTATTGGAAAAATGCGGCTTTGAGAAAGAATTTAGCGACTGTTACCAACGATTTGACTACTATATCATCCCCCGTGTGATATGCTTATCTCCTAAAAAAGAAGGGTTCTGTTGGCAGGTGGAAGACGAAATCGACGATTGCAATGTGGATGTGCCCATAAAGTATCTGCACCAGCTCCAGAATATATATTTTACATTGACCGGAACGGAGCTGAATGTAGAAAAGATATATGATGCGAGAATGTAAAAAGCCGAGGGAACTCGGCTTTCTGTTTATCATTTCAAACCGACCGAATCAAAAATAGGGTACGGTTCGATATGTCATTTTCTCGGTTCATGATTGAGGCGGGATTGTGAGTTGATTATCTTTTTTAGTCGGTCTCGACCGCAATACCTCCAATATCACTCGGTCACCGTCGAGAACCAGCATCCCGTGCCGACGGGGATCACCACCTTTTGTGCGGTGCTCGGCCTCGCATTCGGTGCGGATCCGGACACAACGGAAACCTGCGGCCTCGAAAGCCGATCCGATTAACGATAGGTCGCTGCGTTTGGGGACGCAGTACATGGGGTTAATTGCCGCTTCGATGCGGCCCATGCGTTCGATGCGCTTTTTCATTTTGATTTAGCAATAAAAAACTGCGTTACGAGTTGCTCGGCTCAAAATGCAAGCCGTCGGGCGTTTCCGCTACCGAACTCGACGCAGTTAAATTTAACTGTATGTATAGATACAAAATACCCAATATGGTTGGATATGTTTGTATCGCATTTTGATTTAGCAATGCAAATATAATGATTTTGTAGGGAATAACAAAGGCGAGATTTATTCTCGCCTTTGTTTTGAAACATATATCCTATCTGATTACTTTTTTTGAAGTTTTATTTCCAGTGTTATATTATCTCCTGCTACACCCATAGACACTTCGGCAATTCCGTTTGAGATAGAATGTACTTTGTATCTGTATAATTCTTCCCCGTCTATATAAGTATATATCATATCCCCTTCAGCTTTGTATGTTCCTGAACCGTTGCCAAAATACCCGCTTCCCGAATATGTACCATTTTCATAAAATACAACAGAGAATGCAAGATTTGTGTGTGGCGGTTGGGTTATATCTATCCATTCGCCGTTACTTTGTATGGCAATTCCCTGCCATGTGCCATAAAGATTCTCAATGTCGAACTTGAACGATTCTTGCTCATCCTTTTCGCACCCCATAAAAGTAACTGCACAAATAACAGCCATCAAAAGTAAAAATTTTTTCATAACATAAATTGTATTGGTTAGATGCTGCAAAGTTACAAAATTCCCCCCCCCGCAAAATAATGAGCCTATTTTTTTGAAGTTGTGCCGAAAGTTCCGAGGTTTGTAAAAACGCTGAAGCTATGATTTGGATTTATATTTTGCTATTCGTGATTATTGCGTTGATTGTGTATTTGATCTATCTTGTTCGTTTTTGGGGCAGAACTAATATTGAATTGACAGGTGATACTTATACTGGATTAAACAATGTTCTGTGTAGAATATTGAATCAAGACAGATTAAAAAAGTAATTTACTGATTTTTTGCATTGCAATCCAAGTCCATTCAAAAATAGTGTGTCCCCAAAATTGAGAGGCGCAAATAGATATGATAGCTAATGCAATAGCCCAATGCGCTTCGCGCCTACTTATTTTTAAATTGCGAAGTTCTAAATTATCCCGTTCTTCTTGTTTGCGTTGTTCGTTATAGATGACTGCACATCCTCCCTGGTCTTTACACACTGATAAATTAGCCGCAGCTTTTAACCATATTCCACCCCCTTTTATTTCAATGACCATATGATCTTCAAGAACGCGCAGTATTCGCATCCGTTGTTCTTCATTTGGGATTAATGTTTTGACGGCATCCATATTAAAATAGGCCGGATTTCTTGATAATTCATTTAGAAAAACGTCGGCAATGTTAATGTCTCCTTTTTGTAGTTTGGCTATCATAAGGTTCATTGAATAGTAATTCAATCTGAAATTTGCATCGGCTCCTATTTTTTAACTCTTCTTTGAATGCTTATTATCAGGTGTCTGAATTACAATATATTTTTGTAATTCATTGATATACATTATTTTAGCTCCAATTTTATGGGGGGGGGATTTTTGACCCCTAGATCTGTCGGAGCAGCCGGAAAGCCTGTAGAAACGCCTGAAATCGACGCAAACAGCCTATCGTAACGAACATTAAGGTCTTCCATCAGTTTATCGGCGACCTTTACGTCTTCTTTCCGCAGTAAGGTTTCCAGATGCAATATGCTGTTTAGTTAGTTCCACGTTCTATTTTCGGCGGGCCGGGCCTCTCCCGCCGGATTTGGGGCTTCCTTTATTTCAGATAAAATTTAACGGTTGATATGAGTTGGTCCGATAGTTTGTAAATGTCAGTAAGTGCTGTAATTAAATGTTTTGTTCCTTTCTTTTCCTCGTCAAACGTTTCAACATACTTTTTCCCTCCGTTGAAATGCAAGCGACAAATAGGCTTTCGATTGTTATCATCGAAAAGGATAGCGAAATATGACTGCGCATCCCGATCTACGACCCGATCAAGATCAACGGTATTACAGAGAATAGCTCGCACGATGTAGAATCCCATAAGTTCTTCATCAGTGGTCACTATCTTATTTCCATCTTGCATATCCTCTTCATTTGCAACCGATTTCTCCGTGGAGACATTTGAGGACACCTCGACCGACGGAACGTCAGGCGTAATGGCAGATTTAAGCCTTTCGTTTATATAGTCATTCGTGTACTGTTGAAATGCCCGTTGAATCATCGGACGGAACTCGTCAATGATGTTCTTTGTTACCACTCCGTCATAAACCTGTTTAGTCATAAATTTCACAAATAAATCGGATGGATTACTACTTTCCTTGACAATCAATGACCGAAGCGCATTTATGTACTTCATTTCTGTGGCGGAATTGAGTATCATATACGTATTATACTGGTCATGTCGGAATTGCTTCAACTTCTCAATATGGCTATCCTTTAAGTTAAGCATATCTATCTCAAAGAACGGCTTATCGTCCATTTTGTTAGGAGTGTCCAGATCTGTATAGAACTGATAGTTGATTCCATTCGTTAGTACTCCAAATTTGGCCTGCGATACATGGTAGTAGCGGAATAGTTGCGCCTTGTATTTGCTTAAGTCAGCCGACCAATGTTTACACTCAATTAGCATGATCGGCTCGCCGTCCATACATACGGTATAGTCGATTTTTTCGCCTTTCTTCGTTCCATAGTCGCAAATACATTCGGGTGTAACCTCTTCCGGATTGAAAATATCGTAGCCGAGTGCTTGCAAGAACGGGAGGACAAATGAGGTCTTTGTTGCCTCCTCCGTCTTTACATTGTCTTTGAGTTTGCCGACGCGCTCAGCAAGGATTAGAAGTTCGTCTTTAAAGTCCATAGAGTTGGTTTATTTTGAATTATTATCGTCTATATATTTGAGCACGCGTTGTAGTATTTCTCCGTTTTGACGGATGATTTCTGAATTTTGGGTCAATATTATTTCGTATTGCCGATCTCTTTTCTCGAAAAACGAGATGAATTTTTGATCTTCCATACTTGAAATAGAGGGTTCGCGATTACTATAATATAGTAGTATGTATTTAGCATTTGCTTCACTCGGCTCTACCTTGCCACTTAACCATTGACCTATAATCGATTGGGATAATCCCGTGTCCTGCGATATACGATATGCCGTATAGCCCAATTCTTTAAGTAGGTTTATGGCTTTATGTTTCAAATCTTCATTCATGTCGCGATATTTTTATAATACTACATATAAGTATAAATATTTCCAATATAGAATACTTTGATATTTTATTGTTGTGCTAAAATATTTTAGTGTATTTGCATTGTAATTCAATTATTGTATGACAAATTTAATTACAAATAGCGAAAAATCAAGAGGTAACAATGCTGTAGCATTGCTTTTACCCTTCGAACGGTATGTTCAAAGTATCACTAACCTTGAAGAACGCAAGCGACTTTGTGATACTTGCAAGCAGGCTATCGGTATTCGAAGCAACACTCAATTATGGAACTACCGCGTAGGCAACGTCCGGCCTGATATGCTGAAGCGACGAGAACTTGCCAAGATCATTCGCCGTCATTCCGGCGATAGCAGCTATACCGCCGACAACCTCTTTCCCGTGGAATTTTACAACAGATAGATAATATGAAACGTATTCAAAGATTTCACAAGACGAAATGTGCGGCAGAACGATATATCGCAACACTCGGTACTGATGCCCGGTTTTATCATGCGTATAAATGTACGAGCGGCAGTTATTGGGTCGGGACGGAATTAGAATGGTTGAATCGGTACTAATACATCATATGCAAACGATCCGCAATATAGAGTTTTTCAACGATCCCGAGGGAGGGGTAATGGTACGCGATACCGAAGGCGTCCATACTTACCAGCCCGAAGACAAGATGCTGACAGGGGCATTGTTTACCCGCATCGAGACCGAATATCCGAAAGCATTCAAGGCTCTCGCCGAGATTTACCGCAAGAGCCGTGCAAACGTGAACTACTACCGGTTCCTGATCTGCCACCGTTTTATTCGCTGCAATTTCGGACGGTTGGACAACAGGCAGGACATCGACGGGATGGGGCGCTTCACCTTTGAGGATGTGAGTTGTCCGATCAAAGGCGAATGCAAGTATGCCGGCATTATATGCAGCCCCGAGTTCGATACCCGATTGACCGAGCGGCAGAAGGAAGTGATGAAACTCTATATGGAGGGGATGGGCGATGAAGAGATCGCGGATATGCTTTACATATCGCCCGAGACGGTGCGCACAACGAAGCGCGACGCCTTCCGTAAGGCCGAGGTACATTCGTTGGCTGAGTTCGCAATCCAATACAAGGATAAGTTATGAAAACTCCGTGGCGATGGTGGCGGGAACGCCAAGCGACCGATAAAACATGCAAACACTTGGCGCTCATGACGGAAGATATTACAAATATCACAGACCGGCTGGTGGCGTTCGTGTGGGAAGATATTGAAAAGATCATAGACCAAATGTCGGAGGATTTGTTCCGGCCGATTGAAAGTATTAAACCAATAAAAAAGAATGTGATGAAAGATTTACTTAGCTGCGAAGGCCGGAGGTTCCGGTGTAAGATTGATGGTACTCTTGCCACAGGGATAATTCGAGTGGTAGATAAATGTGGTATTTATGCCAAAATGAAAAAAATGGGTTTCACAGCATCGACAAAAAAGGATATAAATATGCATGGTATGTTTACTCTGGAACCGAAGCAGATTTTGCTCGTCCCAATGTCAGGGTCACCGATTTCCGGGTTATTCCTATAACCGCCGAAGAGATCGAAGCCTACAAGGATTGGCAGGTGGGGGATCGACTCAGAAAAAAAGACGGATCATCCCGAACTATAGAGGTTATCTTCCGCTTCGGAGAACTCATAGTGGGCAAATTTATCGATACAAGGAGAGCTTTAACTAACTACACCTGCGATGAGCTATACGAGGATGGTTTCCGCCTCATTGTCGATCCTGCTCCTGAGGAGGAGATCGTCGAGGTGACGATGGACGAGATCGCCAAGTTGAAGGGCGTGCCCGTTGAGCGGCTGCGAGTGAAGAAGGAGGACAAATAACGACAAAGAGTGCGTGGTAGAATGGTATTACGAATCGATTAGTGGTAAAGACCAAGTGTACTCACGATGCGCTTAATGGACAGTACACCCTGAAGAGCGCAGATGTTCAAACAGAAGCTAACCGATTGAAAGGCATTCCAGACGTGGAATGTTTGCCAGTTCGAATCTGGCCGCACTCCCTAATCAATATAAAGTATTATGAACGAGCCAATTATTATTACCACTCCCGCAGAATTGCGCTCTATTGTCGCTGACGAAGTGGCGGCGATTTTGCCGAAGCTCGCCGATTTCAGGCGTAAGAATGAACCGGTAGAAATCGACAATTTGTCCGTTGAAGAAGCCGTGCGGTTTATTGCGGAGCAAGGTATCCCGACCACCCGTTCGACGATTTATAATTGGGTTTTTCTAAAAAAGATCCCATTTAAGAAAATTGGACGCCGCACGGTGTTTTCCAAAAAGGAGCTTCTTGCTTGGATCGAATCCCGTACGACTTTGCCGGAGGACAGACGGGCCGTTGCAGCTGCGCGTATCGCCAAAAGTGCTAACTGCAAATAAAATGACAGATAGGCTACTACCGAACCAGTGACTAATATGTACTTCTATGCTGTACTGGTCGGCCCTGGTAGTGGATCAACCGAGCACTATCCGCGCCCAACGTTCTTTCATTCGAGTAAAGTTAAGAGTTGAGATTAGTTGAGTTTGCCATTTCCGGGCGCGGATTTTCAAAGTCCGTATCGGGTTGAATGTCCCGGTGCGGGCGCAAAGGACGGCACGGAAGCCGTAGGGGTCCTAAAGCCTGCCATAAACCCCGGCCGCAAGGCAGAAAGGCTGGAACGAATAAGCGGTTCATTGAAATACGAGAACCATCCGAAGGGATGTAAAACCCGGCGAGCGACTTGGCGCAGAAGGGCGGATATTAGGCCGATCAATACCAAAAAGCAGGCGACGATCCGGAGCAATTCGGGGAGCCGGTAGCGATATACCCTGCGATTCAGTCGTGGTCTTCGATGACGACAGGGTGCAAATTTTAATCAAAACAATTTACGTGCAATGTCAAACAAAGTATTTACCCCAGAGAACATTTCCAAATTAAAACAGAACGAGGTCTTTGTATTCGGCAGTAATAAGGCCGGTAACCACGTTGGCGGCGCAGCTCGTGTCGCGGTCGAGAAGTTCGGCGCGATCATGGGGCACGGCGAGGGCTTACAGGGCCAGTCCTACGCTATCCCTACGCTCGATGAACAGATGGACAAGGTGTCTACCGAGGAATTGACGCGATCGGTACGGAGATTCGCAGACTATACACGGTACAATACCGATAAGGTTTTCTATGTAACCAAGATCGGATGCGGCATCGCTGGATTCTCGGTCGAAGAGATTGTGGAAGTATTCAAAAGCGTCTCGTTCGGCGATAACGTGGTGCTTCCGCAAGAGTTCGGCGAAGAAAAACATATCGATGGATTTAAAGGGTTCAATGCAGATATGACCTGCCTGGGCTTCAAATTCGAGGAGGGCAAGACTTACGAAGAGGATGTTGAGTTGAAAGTTTGTAATCGAGGCTTTCATTTCTGCGAATCACCGTTCTCTGTCCTTAGCTATCGTGATATGCTGGATGATGAATGCAAGTTCATCCCTGTGCATCATGTAACAGCTTTGGGGCGATGTCATTCCGACTCGGATAAAACGGCGACGACAAAGATTCACATCGGGGCAAAACTCGATTTCAAAGGATTCATTAAAGCTGGTATAGATTTCATTTACGAGAAGTGCATCAAAGAGGGTCCGACCGACAATGTTAATTCGGGCGACGACGCACAGATCGGCTCCTCGGGCGACCTCGCAAAGATCGGCTCCTCGGGCTACGGCGCAAAGATCGGCTCCTCGGGCGACCTCGCAAAGATCGGCTCCTCGGGCGACCTCGCAAAGATCGGCTCCTCGGGCTACGGCGCAAAGATCGGCTCCTCGGGCGACGACGCACAGATCGGCTCCTCGGGCGACCTCGCAAAGATCGGCTCCTCGGGCGACGACGCACAGATCGGCTCCTCGGGCTACGGCGCACAGATCGGCTCCTCGGGCGACGACGCACAGATCGGCTCCTCGGGCGACGACGCAAAGATCGGCTCCTCGGGCGACGGCGCACAGATCGGCTCCTCGGGCGACGGCGCACAGATCGGCTCCTCGGGCGACGACGCACAGATCGGCTCCTCGGGCGACCTCGCAAAGATCGAAAGCGAAGGTAACAATGCTGTTGTAGCAGCCATAGGTATAGATTCAAAAATAAAGGCAAAGAAAGGTAGCTGGATTACCCTCGCTGAATATGGCGAGGATCTGAAACCAGTGTGCGTAAGGTCTGCACAGATCGATGGGAAATCGCTCAAGGAGGATGTTTTCTATCAACTGAAAGGCGGCGAGTTTGTCGAAGCAGCAGAATAACAGCAAATATCATCCACAAGTAAATCTTTACCAACATGCAAACCTTCTTTTCCGAAAGCACAGTCAAAAGTCTGTGGGGCACGCTTGCGGGCCGCCTCTGGCGTGCGTGGTACCGCCTCAAGAGCAAGGTGCGCCGGATGATCGACAAGTCCCGCCGCCGGGCATATAAACTCCAAAACCGACCCCGTGTCTATCGGGTAGAAATTCGATAGGACTTATCGTAATTTTCTCATAGTCGGCATAATAAAAGTATGTTTTTTGCATAATGAAAAACTTTCGTATCTTTGGAAATATGAATAACTCAGATGTTATGCAGGATATTAGGCTACATATTCATATTGAGGATACGCAACCGATGGAACTGCTGGATTTAACAAGTTCTCTCGTCGCGTTGAATAATCAGTATGTGGCTTACCTCAAAAAGCATCCCGAACAAAACATAAACAGCGATGCAAAGCTATATGTTAAAGAGATTCGGCATGGGAGCGTTATCGTGGAGCTTATCGATACTCTGGCAGTTGCCGTGTTGCCGTTTATGGAAAATGCCAATTCCATCATTGGTTTTGTCGGATATTGCAAAGATGCGATAAAATACTTTTTAGGGAAAAGAGCTGATAATCCGGGCTTGACGATTTCCGACTGCCGAGACTTCGGCAATTTAGTAAATCCGATTGCGGCGGATAATGGAGCTGTAATCAATATTGGGACATATATCAATGGAAATATAAACGTCGGATTGCAAGTGGATAGCATTGAATCTAATGCAATACAAAATGCCATAAGGAAAGAAATAGATAAACTATCGGCACACGAGCAAACCGACATCCACAAGAATGTGCTAATGACATGGCAGCAGGCCAGCAGCGACATAAAAAACAATGCCAAGAACAGAGGTGTTATTGATAGTATTTTCCCGGGTCATGCAATGAAAGTATTGTTTGACGATGAAAATATAAAGCGGATGATGTTGTACGGAGAAGACAATCCACTAACCTCGGTATATGTGGTGGACGTTAAAGTGGAAACGTCACAAAATAAGCCCGTTGCATACAGAATAGTCAAGTTTCACGAGATGTTCGAATCATAGTAAATTCCTACATCAACTTTGAAAAGGTGTCGATTTCGATGCCTTTTTCTTATTTGTTATTGCAAGATAAAAAATGATTTCGTATATTTGCCTTGCCAAAGACTCACGGTAACGTGATTACAAGTACATACGAACGCTATTTGAGGCGTGTCCCTGTTGCACTTCTACTCTACGTAGTCGTGGGTCTTTGGCGAGATTAGGGGGCGCGTCTCTCTTTTTGTACATTTTTGTTAAACTAACTTGTGTTCAATTAAATGCCAAAGACCGACACGAGTAGTAAGGTGAATAACAGTACCCTTACTCCGGCTGTATTCGACGTACAGCAACAAATCCATTACAAGTATCTGTACAGAACTCATCTCTTTCGAGTTGGCTTTTCAGAGCATCCCGAAACCTATCTTGTTAATATTAGCGGCACAACACTCGACGATCACAAGGTCGAGGTATCTCGCGTCTATGATGAGCTCCATCCATTGATGGCCATAGGACGTGCCGTTACGGAGTTCTACGACAACTATGTATGCGGCCGTATCGGCAGCATCATTATCAAACAACGAGTTGTCAAATAACCAATTCAGCTATGGCACACGTAATAACGCTTGCCGTTGTGATCGCACCGATCGCAGCGGTGTTCAACTGGGTGCTGTCCAGGCCCCGGCGTATGCGGATCACCCGCTATCTGTTGAATGAAATTTTCGAACAGCGATGAATACAGACTTGCACACAACAAAAGGCAATGTATCATGCCATCGGATGTATGACGAGTACATCGATTATCCGAGTATCGAGTGGGATAAGGGACTGCAAGCGACAAGTAAGTCCGAATGTCCCGCTCCATCGGATCAAATCCCTTATTTTCGGATCGGAGCTGCAATCTATCGGCAGGTGGCCGGAATACTTCAGGATATGCTCGGTGATCGTAATTGTCTGTCAAATGTAAAGATCGATTGGGAGGATGAGGACGGCAATAGTTACACCTTTACGGACAGCTCTGTTTGGGTGTATCGTAAGAGGGTCCGATTCCCGGAAGGCAGTATGGAGGTCGTCGATGACTTGGGTTCGGGTTGGTGGGAGTTTCACAGTTATACGCCCGAAGGTGACGAGAAGATCAACGATTTTCAATTCAGCAAACTCAAGGAATATATCTGTTTAACCGAATAAAACATGTGAAACAAATGAAAACGAGAATCGAGATTTACGAAATCGACCGCCCGCAAAACATTGTTGCCTCGGGTTCTTGGAATAGGCAACTCTCGACTGCCGAGATACGCAAGGAAACCAAATATATGATGCGGTATAGCGATTCTAAAAAGTTCGCATCACGAGTGATAACCGATAGAGATTGAAAATATGGAACTGCGTAAAATATCCGAAGAACAGAAAAGATTACTGGATCGGCCGCTGCCTTCAGAGGCAATATCGCCGCATCCGACAAAGAACTACTTGTCCACGATCAAAGCGATCTACGTTACCGAGCGTCTGAATGACGTGTTCGGAGTAGGTAGCTGGCGTGTCCGCTCCGAACAGGTTGCCCGTGACAATAAGATGGTGGTTGTCAAGGTAACGTTCGAGATACCTGAATATGGTATCTATTATGAATGTTATGGAGGTAACGATAACTCAGATTTGGGTGATGCCCACAAGGGGGCTACAACCGATGCTTTGACAAAGATCGGGTCCTGGCTCGGGATTGGTGCCGATGTATTCAAGGGTAAATCGCGCAATATGTCAGCAAAATGCGCGGCAGCTGCTCCGGACCCTCTCGCTTCGGCCCGGCCCGATACACCCCGGGCAAAACATCGGATTACGACAGATATGCTTGACGATCCGATCAAGTGCGATTGTCTGCTTAATTGGGGTTATGACTTATGGACCGCTTCAGGCTATGCGGCAGATTTCGATATTGCCGCACGTCTTCTGAAATCTTATGACGCCGATACTGACGTGCTTAAACGTTATGCGGCTTTGTTCAATTCTTATAAGATGGCTCGGCATGGAAAATAATTCATTATTGCTCTGTGAAACGGCCTCGGTCAGTGAATTGACCTCTCGGGCGGTCAGGGCTGTCGTAAACGGGGATATTGACCCGATAACGGCCCATATCAATATCAGCAGGATGGAAGCGGCAATCAAGGCGTTCAAGGATAATGAAGAGATCCGGGACATCACACTCCGCGAATTATCCCAATACGGGAAATCGCACCAATTCGGGGATTGCCGGTTGGAAGAAGCCGAGGTCGGTGTCAAATACGATTATGCGGATTGCGGTGACAGTAAGTTATATGATATGTACGCAACTCTTGAATCCTTGAAAGCTGACATTAAAGAGCGAGAAACAATGCTTCGACAACTGCCTGTTTCCGGGCTTGCCGATCCCGAAACGGGTGAGATGCTTTACCCGCCCGTTCGAAGTAGTAAAACGAGTATCAAAACAACATTCAAAAAACAACCGTAGCTATGTCACAACTTATCAATGTATCGATTTGCGTTTCGGATATTCCCCGCGACCAGATCAAAGTTGCCAATAATGGCAAGAAGTATATCGCCGTATGCGTTTCGCAGTTCCGGGAACCGGATTCCTACGAAAATACCCATTCGGTATTTATGCGTCAGACTAAAGAGGAGAGAGAGGCGAAAGCACCTCGTGTTTATATCGGCCGGGGTAAGGCCATAAACTTCACTTCGGCACCGGTTACAGTGGAGAATATCGCGGATATGCCTTTGGCAGATAGGGTAGATGATCTTCCATTCTAATATTCGGAATCCCATGATCGGTTATGAAATCAAGTCTTGGGAGATTCGGCAAATAGTACGTATTCTGCGTGACCTGGAGTTTTGCGATGCCTCGACTATCCGAGGACTAAATGCTATCCGTATGGGTAGAATCCTGTATAAAAAAATAATTAAACGCCATGCAAAGAATCGAACAAATACGGAAGGAAGCTCGGAATATTCAGATGGCTCTTGAATGTATGAATAATCCCAATATCGAAGCCATGATAGAGCGTTTGGACCAGCTGGGTGTTTACTACGCTCGCAGCGGTGAATTGTTGAGTGAGGTTGTCGGAATGCGTGACGCTGCGGTGGCCAGGTTGTTTCACGATGAAAAAGAAACGATTATCAGTTTGTCTCCATCGTTGGCGACAAAATTGGTGAACAGTTCTGCTTCGGAGCTGAATGCTTTAGAAAAGTGGTTGGACCGCATCAATGCATCTTGCAAGCATCAGTGCGACAACCTTCGGACTATGATAAGTTACGAGAAAGAACGCTTAAAATTGTAAATAAAGAAGATGATTGAAGTGTTTGATAAACCACCGAAATAATACAATGATATGGCCAATATTAGGGTCGGATTAAGCTATTACAGCGTCGATACGGATAGATATTTGGATATTCGGATAAGGCGGCTTGTTAAGGCTTTCGGTTGTGACGGTATTGCGGTTTACGACTACTTGCTATGTAATATATACCGGGTAAAAGGCTGTTTTGCTGCGTGGGACGAAAGTACTGCCTTCAACGTGGCTGAATACCTCAGGTTAAAGGAGTCGGTTGTTTTGGAGATTGTTCGGTACTGCGGTGGTGTGGGTCTTTTCAATAAAGAACTGCTCTCTCGTGGGATCATAACGTCGGCAGCCATCCAAAGGCGATATATTGACACTTGCATACGAGCGAAACGCAAGAATCTTGAAATACCGGAATTTTGCCGCATTCTTCCGGAAGAAACAGCCAAACTTCCGGAAGAATCGCCGAATACTCCGGAATTTTGCCGCGAAGTAAAGAAAAGTATTATATCTTCTCCTTACGTCGAAGATATAAATAATCCCCCCTTATATCCCCCCGAGGGGGAAGAAGATTATATTCCGACTGAATTTGTGACGTTGTGGGATAAGTTCAAGGGAAAGCGCAAGTCGCTTACCGATGACTACAAGGACTTTTGCAAAAAGACGGAGGGACTGGTTATAGATTATGTTAAATTGCAACGCAGCGCTCAATTTGCGAAAAATGTTTATTTCCAAACGTGGTTAAACGACTTTTTCCCGAAAAAATCCAGGCGTAATATAGATCTCTCGGCTGTCGAACCTGCGTTCCAGCCTATCATGGCGGATTGGCTTGCTTACAAGTCTGAACGCGGACAGACCTATCGACCGCTCGGATTACAGCGTTGCTATGTACGCCTGCTGACGCTTTCGGGCAACGATGCGGCCAAAGCTCGCCGTATCGTGGACTTCTCGATCGCCAACAACTATTCGGGGCTGTTCCCTCCACATGACCAGGACAATTCGGCAAATCGCCATCCGGCAACGGACTATCACGCCCAACCGGGCCAAACGTATGAAGACTTCTGACAATGAACTACGATGAAATCCTGAAACAGTTGAAAATCGAAGGTAATCCTACGCCTTGCGCCCGTTTCACCTTCAGTATTCCGAATGCGAAAGAAGAGTTGGTGACTGCGATGTCCGCAGTTCTGGGAGCTATGGGCGAACGGTTTGTCTGGTTGCCGGAATACGACAAGGTAGCGGAATGGCTGTCGGCAAACAACGGAAAAGGGTTACTACTGTTCGGAAACTGCGGACGCGGGAAATCGCTGTTGGTCCGCTACGCAATTCCGATGTTGCTACGCAAGTTCGCCAACCGGATCGTAACGGTCGTGGACTGCGGGTCACAGAGTGTCAATATCGACGACGTAATTAAACGCAAGTTTATCACACTGGACGATATGGGCGTGGAGGTGGACCGAGTAGAGTTCGGGACACGACGTAATCTGGTCGTAGAACTCATCAACAAGGCACAGGACAATCCCGATACGCTTCTGTTCATATCTTCGAACCTTACAGGCGAAGCGATCAAGGACCGATATGGAGATCGGATATACGACCGGATCAAGTATCTATGCCATCGGGTCGCTTTTAATGGAAACAGTTTACGCAAATGAAACACCTTGAATCGAACATCCAACGCGCTTTTGTACGTTGGTTCCGGCTTCAATACCCCGAGTATGCTTTGAATTTGACGAGCGTGCCCAATGGTGGATTGCGAAGTAAAACCGAGGCGGCCATCATGAAAGCTGAAGGGATGACGGCTGGAGCGGCGGATTTACTGTTACTTGTTCCCCGAGATGGGTTTGGTGTACTGGGACTGGAATTTAAGACCCAAGTAAAAGGAAGTCGTCAGACCCCAGCACAAAAACAATGGCAGAAATCTTTTGAACAGGTTGGAAACAAGTATGTACTTGTTCGCACACTGAATGAAGCTATAACGGCAGTTCAAAATTATTTGGATAAATGACAAAACGACAATTTTATCACTGGCTTCATTCTGCCGAGTGGTTCACTATGGGTAAAACGCATTGATTATATGACCAACCTTTCTTACCGCCAGGCAATGTTGATTAAACATACGGCCTGGATGAACACTCGCTTGCTCGCGCGGGGTCCTCGGCCGGAAGACGAGCGGTACGTGCCGCTCGCGGTGCGGATGCTTACGCTGGTCGGCTGCTTGAACTACGCGATGCTCGACCTTGAGTCCGAACTCACGGCATCCGGCTTGTTCCACCATGAAACCAAACGCCGCTATACGCAGGCTCAGACTTTGGTCTCGCAGGCTCACGGCGTCGCGTGGTCGATGCTTCGCAAGATCGACGACCGAGCCGCCCGGCAGTACAACGACAAGACGGACGAGGCGTATCGGACCATCAGCGGCTGTATCCTGTTGGAGGCTCCTCAAAGGTCTTACAACATCGTGCTGTCGCTGTGTAGGATCATCAGCTCTCTCAACGGTCGGATTTCGGGCCGCTACGACTTCAACCCGGCCAAACCTCTTGTACGCATCCCGGCTCTGTTGGAGTGTATCGGGATCGAGGATTGTAAAATAGACGGAATCATCGAATTGAATTTAATAGATTAACGAAAATGAAAGAATACACACAAGCGGATTTCGATGCCTTCGAGGTGATCGACGGAATCAAACAATGCCCCTCGGGGGATTACAGTGATATACAAATATTCGGCGAGCGGTGCTCCTTCGGCGAGCGGTGCTCTTTCGGTAAGGAGTGCTCTTTCGGTGAGGAGTGCTCTTTCGGCAAGTGGTGCTCTTTCGGTGAGGATTGCTCTTTCGGTGAGGAGTGCTCTTTCGGCAAGTGGTGCTCTTTCAGCGATAAGTGCTCTTTCGGTGAGGATTGCTCTTTCGGTGAGGAGTGCTCTTTCGGTGAGGAGTGCTCCTTCGGCGAGTGGTGCTCCTTCGGCAAGTGGTGCTCTTTCGGTGAGGATTGCTTTTTCGGTGAGGAGTGCTCCTTCGAAGGGAAAGGCGAATATATCGGCGATTATCCTTTCCTGGCTTTTGTCGGGTTCGGCTCTCGGATTGGCAGCAAGGTTTACTTTTTCAACCTGCAAGACGGCATTTATGTCCGTTGCGGCTGCTGGCTGTCGAATATAGCGGGGTTCCGGGAGAGAGTGAAAGAGAAGAATGCCGATGCGATGTACCTGGATTTATGCGATCTGGTTGAGAGGAAGTTTAACAGGAAAAATTCGAAATAACTATGCGGGCGAACGAATATCAGACACGCGCGATGAGTACGCGGCTGCCGAGTTGCGAGAATGCGACCTATATGCTTTTCGGTCTGATGGCCGAGATTGGCGAAATCGCCGACAAGATCGCCAAATGGCGCCGAAAGGGAGTGTGCCGGCTGGATATGGATCATTTGGTCTTCAATACGGGTGATCTGCAAGAGGTGGAGGGTTACAAATCCGAGCTGATGAAAGAGGTCGGGGATTGTGCGTGGTTTATCGCGGGCATTGCCGATTGCTTCGGCTTCACGCTCGAAGAGGTCATGCAGCAGAACCTCGACAAACTCGCCAGCCGCCGCGAGCGCGGCGTGATCGATGGAAACGGGGATAACCGATGATCGCTTATGACCCACGCCTCTCTTTTCAGCGGGATCGGCGGGTTCGATCTGATTGCAGATTTTAAAACGATAAACGAATACGAGAAGATATGACAAATCAAGTAACAAGCATCGAGCAATCGAAGCGGCTGCTGGAACTGGGCGTGCCGGCGGAGATGGCCAGCATGGTATGGGATACTATATCCCTTGCGTCACATCCAATATTGAGGGAATGGGACACAAGTACGGATACGAAACGTTGGCAGGTAGATCGTGTTGGCCATGTACCTGCCTTCACGGTCGCGGACTTGCTGGGAGCGTTGCCAAGTCATTGCCGAATGCCCGACGGAGCGTGGATCAATATGGAGATAGGGAAATGGGAGGACATCTGGTGCCTCTCGTACTACCAGATGGCCTCCGGAAGCGATGAGGTACTGTGTGGCGGCGCAGGAAGGGAATACTACTTATCGGTACAGTCGACACAGCTTATCAACCTGCTGTACGGAGCGGTCGAGTGGCTTTTATCAAAAAAGTGCAAATTGAAGATATGAAAAAGATAATGTTCAACGATCTTTACGGGTAGTTTACGAATTTGAGTTGGTGAAACAACGAGATTCGATGCAAAACTTTGAAACCTTTCAAACATTTTGAAATATGAGAGAAATTAAATTCCGGGGCAAGCGCCTCGACAACGGGGAGTGGATCGAGGGCGATCTTCTTCGAATGCTTGACCATTGGTTTATATTCCCCGATCCTGCGCCGGAAGGGATTGATAAATACGAATTATAAATTGTATGGATATTACGAAAATGACAGCAGCACAACGCGCCGAACTGAAGGCGCAGCTTGAGGCCGAGGAGCGTGCCGAGAAACAGAAACGCGAAGAGAGTATTGCCGCATACAAGTCGTCGGTGGATGAGTTCTGCCGCAGCAAGTTTAGCCGGTTGCAGGCGTTGAGCGAGGAGATGCGCCGGTTGAAAGAGGAGGTTTTCGGCGATGCCGAAACGCTGATCGCGCTTAAGGATGAGTTGTTCCGGACCAAATCGGACCGACACAGCAATCAATTCACGACTTCCGACGGCAAGATCACCGTGGCACTCGGTTATCGCACCAACGACGGCTGGGACGATACGGTGAATGTCGGGGTCGATAAGGTCAAAACGTTCATCAAATCGCTGGCCAAAGACGAGGATTCGGCGGCTTTGACCGAGATGGTCATGAATCTGCTGGCGAAGGATCGCAAGGGAAATCTGAAGGCCAGCCGCGTACTGCAACTGCGCGAAATCGCCCGCAAATCAGGCTACCCGCAACTGATCGAGGCCACCGACATCATCCAGAACGCCTACCGGCCCGTCGATACCTGTCAGTTCATTTCGGTATCCTACAAGGACGACAAAGGTGTGAAACAAACATTGCCGCTCTCGTTGGCGGCCATGGAGTAGTCCCGAACGGTTGTCTGCAGCGGTTCGATTCCGCCGCCGAGAACATTGCCGGAAAGTAACAAATTTTGTAGCTTTGTATGTGTTTAACTAAAAATATAATTTTATGGATCTTTATTTCGTAATTCTTGGAATTCTGTTTTTCATTTTTGGACTCCTCCAAATTATTCTGTTTTTCAAATTATGGGCTATGACCAACAATGTAAAGAAGATTGCACAAGGCAATGATTCTCCGCATGTTGATTGGCAACTTCGGGCTTGTGTTTTAACTGGAGATATGGATCGCGCCAAGAAATTGATAATTGAAGATTTTGTCGAAAAGGTGCGATTACATGTTATCCAACACGGGCCGTCCGACTACATAGGAACGATAAAGCAGGAGTGCCGGGCCAGATTCAAGGCAATCGGAAAACAGATGCCTGAAGCCATTGAAAAACTCCAGAATGGAGCAAATGTCATTCAGTTGATACCATAATTATCCCGTTTTTATATGCGATAATTCTTATTCCTGTCCCGAGATTCGATGTAAATATGTATAGAGTGCGTTTTATTTTGCAAAGGCCCGGCTATCGCAAACGCTATCTCGAAGGCCTTTATCGACCAAGAGGTAATCTCTCGGTCGATGCGATGCGCAAAGCCTGTCAGGAGGAACTCCGGCAATATTTGGAGGCACAAGATCCGGAATATCGTAAATTCGACATAAAACTCACATATTTCAACCGTCTTCGCATTGATTTTCTACTGAATGTGGGGATTGTTTGATAACATAAAAACGCTGCCAAGAATCGAAAATCGGCAGCGTTTTTGTTTCCTCCAGTGCAAAATTTCGTATCTTTGCAATATGGGTAACACGTCAGACAATCAACTCATTCTTTTCCACTGCCCGACCATTGAGAAAGCCGGGAACCGGCGGCGTACACGTTCTCTGCCCCGTTCGGGAGATGGAAACATCACGTCGCGTGCAGACCGAATCGCCAAGCGCAACCGCCTCCTGACGGCCCGTTATTACTACTGGACAGAGTTGGAGCGGCGACGTTTCGACGATGTGCTGAAGATCCTTGCCGACAATGAATTTTTCGTCGAGGACCGTACGATCAGCAACGCCCTGGTCGCCGAGGACGAGTTCTACAACAAGCTGATCCGTCAACGTACGACCAAACGCCAGTTGCGTCGGATGTTTCCCGGGTTCGACTGGGGTTAATCCATAAACTCCGATTCGTAGATCATCCGGAATATTTTCAATCCGTTCGACCTATTCTCCGTTAAGACCGACACCCGGGATGTCGGATTGATCTTGCGTCCGAAAGACCACCATTGAAGCGCCTTGTGTATATTCTGCAGGGTGTCGTACTGTTGAAGCGCTTTTTCACGACTCTCTTGCGGTGCGGATGCGTTTGCCGTACCCCAGACGTTGAATGCCACTTGCAGTTGAAATCTCACACGCACGCGTTGTTTTCCGGCCATGTGGGTCGTGCATTGCGGGTAGCTCATCTCGACCAGGCAGCAGGGGAAGGCCACCGGAGGCCGTTCCGAAACATTGAGTTGTCCCTGATCCGAATCGATCCATCGCAATTCGGGGACTTTGTTTTTCAGCTGATCGCACAGGGCGATGAAGAGTTCTTTTTCCATAATCAGTTGTTTAATACGGATTCCACATAAGTCTCGATTCTTTTTTGCAGCTCGGTTTCGAGTTCCCGGGCGTCGCCGATAAACTGTCGCCGGGGAATGTTCACCCTTCGGGTGTGCTGCCGAACGCTCTGATCACCCCGGCGCGTGTGCCGGATATGGGCCGGAACCGCAACCGCACCTTTGAATCCTTCGTTGTGTACCCGGGCATAGTCCACTTTCTCGTTTCCGGCCGCGATGACGATCCGCCCGGGCGTGACCACGACAGGCCGGATGCTGTTGAGCAAAGCTCCGGACTGCACGAGCAGTGACCCCGATTGTTTGGGGACCCGGGGTGGTGCCCACGGATTCCCGTCAAAGGCCTTGTGCCGGAACGTGTCCTGGAAATATCCGACGGATGTTTCAGCGACGATTTCAGCCGTTCCCTGCAGGATCTCCTCCATACGCTTCTCGAGGAGTTTGTCGATTTCTATTTTCATAAAAATTTTGTATATTTGTTCCGAAGCGTACAATTCCGGGGGTGAATCGAATTCTGCTATCCCTCGCGGGTGATGGGGGCATGGGACCAAAGTCTGGGCTTGATACAGCGGATGAGTACGTTAACCCGAAGCAGCGGTATGACACTGGCTATCCAAGGCGTTGCGGATACCTGCAGGACGTGTTCCCAAGGTAAACAACAGTACGTCCGGACGCAAAGACATGCCGCTACGACTTTTTTATAAGCAAGCCCCGTCGGTATCTCCATCGCGGGTCAATGTGGCGGCTGCTTCGCGTTTTCTGTTTCAAATTCGGAGTCTGAACGATCTCGAACCAGGTCGTTATCCTATATTCGAGATTTTCATCCACTTCACAGATCACGTCGATCACCTTTCCGTCATAGAATTTTATGAAATTCATGTTCCTGAACGGTCTGTGATAATCGTTCAACCAAACCTCGTCGGGATTCTTCAGCACCTCTTCGACACATGCCAGTAACGGCACCCGCACTTTCTCATAGTTCCCGGTCGTATGAGTTCGGAACACCTTCTCGTCCATAACGACTTCGCGGCCTTTGTAGTCGTGTAGCGTCTTGTGAGCCTCGTACCATTCTGCGGCCGAACCGCTGTATTCGGGCATCGGTTCCGTCGCTGCCGCCAGGCGTTTGGCAAACGAGTCGAGTCCCCAGTCGTTGTAGTAGAGTCGGCCAAGTAGCTTCGAAGCCTTGTTCTGGAAGCGGCGGATGTAGAACTGGTTCTGCGTGAACACCTCGCCGGTGAGGGCACGGTTTACGCCCCAACCCTGTGCTGCGGCTTTTTTCCACGTCGCCGTTCCGAAGAACTCGTCCACGCGCTGTTGCGAGGCTTCGACCGTCTCTTTCTTGACCTCATGGGCCATCCGCGGCACGACCCGGCAGCGACATCGCCAGTCGTTCGGCGGGAAGATCTTCTTCCATCTGGCATCGTTGTAGGGAAGGACGATCCCTTCGAGCTGGCGATGAGACGGACGCACACGATCGTCTCCGACCGTCCGGTACTCCCAGTAGGGGAACAACTTTGTCTTGCCCATCAGCCGCCGGTAGGTGCTGGCGGCTTCGGCCGTAAGTAGTGCCGTGTCGTACTCGGTACGTTGCCAGTCGCGGTTGAATGCCGTACAAATCTTGCGGGCCTCACGTTCGAAGTCGGCGAAATTACTACTTTCACGGAAGAGGCGGTTGAGTTCCTGCAATTCGGCCAGGGTTTTGGCTGCCGAGAACTGGAACAGGTTAATCTCCATCGCTGTCTGTAAAGCGTCGTCACGTACTCCGTACACAACCCCGATATCAGCATTCCCGATGCTGTCAGCTTCCGGTTGAACGGCCTTCAAAAGGTCTTCGGAAAGGAATCGAAATAGCTCCGTGTCGAACGCGGGCTGCGAGGCGGCCACACGTCCCATCAGCCTCTCTTCGAGCGTATCACTGTCCTGCATCCGCATGAGGGCAGTGCCATCGAACGCCCCGCCCTGCGGGGCTTTGACGAAAAAATCCCATAAGCGGCGCCAAATGTTCCGGTTGTCGGCATTCCGCACCTTCTCCTCGACATCCGTATCCGTTTCAAGGTGCGAGCCTAATACCATATTCGACTTTTCTCCGGCGATCACCTCTCCTTTGTCCGGCATGGGGATCGAATACTTGTCGTGAATGAATGCTGCGGGGATATCGATGATCGTCGAGAGCTTCACGATTTCGTCCACGGAGAGCGGGTCGGCTGCCTTCGGATAGACGAAGCGGCCGCCTTTCACGGGTAAGCCGCAAGTCTCCAGAACAGGCAGCAGCCGTTCATTGAGCGTACGTTGTACAAAACGCAGGTCGCTCGTGTGTTTCGAATCCTCGACCTGCAGATGCACTTCTCCGAGCGAGCGGGCTCCGCGCTCGCCCTGAATGGTGGTCAGCGTCTGTCCGAGGATCGTGATAAGCATCTCTTCATTCGTCGCCTGACGGAACTCATTGAATGACGAGCCAGACCCCCTATTTACCTCTTTGGTTTCAATGTCTGCCTCCTTGGGGATGACGAGATAAGGTGCGGATCCGGCCTCTTCCAAGGCTTGCTTAAGCAGTTCCCGGCTCTGTGGGTCGAACGTGTTGTATTTTCCGATACGCTGAGGCATTCCGAACAGCTCGATCCATTGAGCATAGTCGCCAAATCCACCGCGTTTCCAGATAGCATAGGGTGCAGCTTTGAGCAGCAGCCCGTAGTCCCCGGGACGACCGACGACCAGAAGGTTCGGATCCTGGTCGTACGGTACCGATCGATCTCCTGTGTCGTTCAGCAGAATCTGACAGTTGTCCAGGTCGATATACTTGGGTTTGATAGGTTCGACGTGGAATCCGCTGTTGAAAAAGAGCTCCACGCCCGCCCTGCCGTAGAACAGCCGGTGCATGATTTCGCGGATGAGCGTTTCCCAGGCTGTCGTGTCGATCATCGCTGCGATGGCGGGTTCTTCCTGTCCCCGGGCATTCATGAAGACGACTTCAGCATTCAGCACGGCCTCGATACGTTTGTTGATCGCATCGGCGAGGACTCCGTCGATCATGATGTCTTCGAACAGGTCGTAGAGATATTTCGGCCGTCCGTTGTCGGCCGAGCGCAAAGCTGACCGCCAATCTCCGATGTCGTACACGCGACGCTGCGGAGCCTGGACAACGATCTGCTGCACCACTATCGGCTTTGAGGCTTTCGTGCCGGAACTCTTTCGGGAAGATGTCTTATAACCTATTTGTGCCATAATCAAAAATGTTGTGATCGTTTTGGGTTCGACCCGAAAATGTACTCTCCGGCAGCGGGGTCGGGCTTTCCGTCGCCGTCGGCATCCTCCATTACGGGTAGGTTGGGTTTGATCTCCGAGCGCTGGACGGACTTCAGCCAGGCGACGGCCCGTTCGTATCGATCCTGCCGGAGCTGGAGATCCGTTCCTGCATTGCACAGGTTGATGAAGTGCCATACGGCGATGTCCTTGACGAAAATTAACAGCAGTGCGTTACGTTCGTCACCCTCGGTGCCGAAGATCTTCTTACGGTCATAAGCCCCGAGATACCCCGAGGCCTCCTCAATGGCGGCATCGATAGCCGCGGCCACGATTGCATCGTCCTCTCGGGCGATGGTTTCGATATTCTCTTTATAGAGATGCGTCTGCAACTCTTCAGGTGTCAGAAAAGCCATATTAGAAACGTTTTGATGCGCGTACTCGTTGACCGATGGTATAGGATCCCTCGTTGAGCGTGGAGATCTTCTGGTTGATGATCCATACGCCTCCTTCGATGCAGTCAGGGCCGTCGGCCGGAGATTTCATTTGTCGGTTGAGCAGCAGGAACTGCTCTTCGAGGCGTTTCATGTGCGGATTCTCTCGTTCGTCGATATTCAGTACCAGGCGCCCTTGGCGGATCAACGGTTCGAGGTTTCCCTCGATGCGTTCGAATTTCGGCGGTTTACAGCGACAGTCGGGTGTGATGCCGATGAATCCCCGTTCGCGGGCGCGGGCGGCGAACATTGGGAGGAACACCTGCTCATAGAAAGGATCCTGCAGGCTGTTGTTCTCGATGAAGTAATAAACCTGCACACGTTCGCTCGCATAATCGCGCAGGTTGTAGAACCAGTCCACGAACTCGTCGTTGGTGACATGGTCGAGAAATCCCGTATAGACGTAGAATGTCCCGTCGCAGTAACCGAGCAGAAAATCCGCTTTGAAACTCGATGCCTTGTTGCGGGCGTTTGACGGAGAAGGATCGGCGTAGGCCACTGCGAACTGGAGCCGTTGCATCGGCGGACATTTTCCCCAGATTACCTCCTTGATGACCTCGCCTTCGGAAAGCGGATTGTTCATATACTCCTGCTGGAAGGCTTTGGTGGAAATGGTCTGCTCGATGCGGCGGATACGCTCCTCGGTGTTCTTCTCGGGCCAGGTCGAGCGGCCTTCGGCATCGCGGATGTTCACAATATCCCAATGGTCGGCCTTGGCCCCGGCCCGCGTCACACAGCAATCCCGGGCAATGACGTTCCCGCAGAACACGACCAGCAGGTCGCCGCTCACGGATCGGGTTGGAATCAGGGCTTCCTCGAACCACTGCCACTTCTTTTTTACAATGTCGGGATTGCGGCAGTCGGCATCCGTGTCGAAATCGTCCGGGAGAATCGTATCCGGGCGGAAGGCATCCTTGCGGGTGCCTCGCGGCGATTCCATTGCACCGAGCGCCCGGAACGCCGCGCCCGAGGTCAGCGAAAACTCGTCGGCGGTCCAGTTGCCGGCCTCCCTCAGGTCCCCGTAGTAAGCCTTTAACAGTGAATTTTGTTCGAAGGACTTCTTGTAAGGATCCAGAAGCCGCGTGGCATTCTCATGGCTGTTGGAAACGAGCAGCACGTTGCGTTTGCGTTTCGTCAGTACAAGATACATGATGCATATGAAGACGATGGTCGATTTGGCCAGCTCGCGTGACCACGAGAGCACTTCATACCATTCCGGATTGGAGGTGATCCGCCGGATAGCCTTCTTCTGGAAGGAAGTGAAAGGATGCCGGGTGTATTCGGCGAAGAAGAAAAGCATCCACGAAACGGGATCCTTTTCGAGCTTCTCGAGTCGCCGCATCCGCTCCACAGGGGAGAGTTTGTCCACCGCCTTGTCGCGCTTCAGGGCACGGTGGTATTCACGCCATTCGTTCCAGGCACGCATGTCATCTACTTTACCCATTTCAGCCGTTCCTGTATGTATGAATCGAAATAGTCCGAGAGTATCTTGGCCTTCTCCAGGTCAATAGCCCGGACATAGTCGAGAATACCTCTTGACACATTGACAATGTCCCGCACGGAGGCCTCTTGTTCGAGCGCCTCGAGGTCGGCGGTGAGTTTGCGCCGGATATCTGCCTCCTTGACCGTCGGATAGCGTGCACCCTGCTCACGCGCCGCGATGCTTTCGTCGAGTTCATTAAGTTGCATGAGTGTCGATTTGATCCGTGCCTCACGGGTTTGGAGGAAATTCAACTTGAGACCCTCCCACTCTTTGGCCCATCGTACGATAGTAATCCTCGAGACACCGATCTTCACGGCAATCTCGGCCTGGGTGAGATCCGTAGTGAGGAAAAGTAGTTTCGCCCACTCCTTCTTCTGCTTGTTATCCAACTCTTGTGTCATGAAAAATCTCTGTTTTACACCCCAAAGGTAAGCTCTTCACCCGAACGGAGCGAATTGTGGATAAATGGTCTGCATGCAAAGTGCAATTAAAGTGTAATAAATTGTAAAACAATACAATATAATTTGCAAAACGGGTGTTTTCAATCCAATTTTGCCGAAAAATGATGGCTTTTATGAAACGATTTACATTCGTGTTGCACGACGAGACGGTCAATACCTACGGGTTCCGTATGCTCACCAGCGGCGCTAATCTCGAGGAGTTCCGCAAGAACCCCGTGATCCTGCTCAATCATAAGGACTGGGAGCTTCCGATCGGTCGTTGGGAAAACATCCGCATTGAAGGTACGCAGATCCTTGCCGATGCCCTCTTCGACGAGAAGGATGACGAGGCGGTGAAGATTGCCGACAAGGTCGAAGGCGGATTCCTGCGCATGGCTTCTATGGGAGCCTGGCCTCCCGAAGAGGTGAGTGACGCCGCAGAGTTGAAACTTCCCGGGCAGACGCTTCCGACCGTGACGCGCTGGACAGCCCGTGAAGCGTCCATTGTCACGATCGGGGCCAATCACAATGCCCTGGTACTTTTCGACCGTCAAACGGGAAAACCTCTCGATCTCACGGATGCTTCGACTGTCATCCGGCTTATGGACAGGCTCAATCACTCAAAAATCGATTCGAATATGAACAAGACTTTGAAGGAAGTCCTCAAGTTGCAGGACTCAGCACAGGATGCCGAGGTTATCGGCGCTGTGAACCGGCTGATCGAAAACAACGACCGGCTAACACGTGAAAATCAGGAACTCAGAGATGCTGCAGCGCGTGCGGAGTCCGAGCACAAGGAGATCCGGAAGTCCGAGGCGATTCGCCTCGTGGATGCAGCCATTGCCGACGGAAGGATCAATACCGCAGGCAAGGAGGCTTATCTGAAACTCTTTGATACGGATTTCGAGAGTGCCAAAGCCACCCTCGAAGCCATTCCGCACCGCAAATCCGTCACAGCGCTTATCCGTGAGGGTGAACGACGGCAGTCGGTCGAACTCTCCGACCTTGTAAACAAGTCGTGGGAAGAACTCGATAAGGCAGGGCGCCTTGTTGAACTCAGGGACAAGGCGCCGGAACTCTTCCGTGAGAAGTTCAAAGCGGCCTTCGGTACCGAACCTAACATGTAGAACTCATCAAAAACAAAAAACATTATGGCTATTCAAAAAGAAATCTGGGAGAAATCGATCGTCGAAGGTCTGTTCGCTCCCAACAGCTTCCTTTCGAAAGCGTTCAACGCCGACGAGTATGTCGAAGCGGGAAAGATCGTGCATATCCCGCAGGCAGGTGCCGCTTCGAAAGTCGAGAAGAACCGAACGTCATTACCCGCAACGGTAAAGCAGCGTACCGACACGGACAAAACTTTCGAGCTGGCTGCTTTCACGACGGATCCCGTTTTGATCCCCGATGCCGACAAGGTCGAGCTGTCGTACAACAAACGCGAGTCCGTATTACGGCAGGACAAGCTCGCCCTGCATGAGGCTGTGGCCAAGGATTTTCTGTTCGCCTGGAGTCCTGCCTCGGATCGTGTGATCGAAACCACGGGGGCACCGGTGGATGCTTACACACCTTCGGCGACAGGCAGGCGAAAAGGGCTTTGCAGGGCGGATATTCTGACGCTGATGACGAAATTCAACAGCGAGAACATTCCCCAGGAGGGCCGCTACCTGCTGCTCGATGCGCAGATGTACGCACAGCTGTTGAGCGATCTCACTGCCAATGAGAACTCCGCATTCCTCGCCTCGGCGGATGCCCAGAACGGCATCATCGGAAAACTCTTCTCGTTCAACGTCATGATGCGTTCACAAGCTACGCTCTACACTGCGGATAAAGCTCCGAAGCGGTGGGGCGAAAGCGGTGCCGCCACGGACCTGGCCGCAGCCCTTGCCTGGCACGATCAGTCCGTATGCCGCGCCTTGGGCGAAGTCAAGGCTTTTGAGCAGGAGAAAGCGCCCGACTATTATGGGGATGTCTACTCTTTCCTCGTACGTGCCGGAGGCAGCATCATGCGCGGCGATAATGCAGGTGTAATGGCCCTGGTCGGCACCGCAACCGAGTAAGCCATGAAACCGACGGATTTCAAGCGCACCTATTATCCGACAATCGAGCGGGTCTGCGCCGAAACAGGGTTGAATCCTCTGTTTGTTGCGGCGCAGGCCGCCCTCGAAAGCGGATGGGGCGATCATGCTATCGGAAATAATCTTTTCGGCATTACGGCCGGAGATAAGTGGACCGGAAAGCGGCGAACCGAACGGACCTTCGAATACTTTTCGGATGACCGGCAGAGCGGACGATTCGAGAAGGTTTATTCGATCACCCGGACTTCGGATGGACGCTACCGTTACGAGGTCGATCGCAAGTTCCGCGACTACGACACGCCGGAGGAGGGCATCCGCGACCATGCGAAGGTCCTTTCCGCCAAACGCTACGCAGTAGCCTGGGCGTATCGTAACGACATAACACGTTTCGCTTATGAGATCGCCAAGGCCGGGTACTGTACGGCAGAACCCGCAGCCTACGCGGATTTGATCTCGAAGATTGCACGCATGATCGAACGGGCGTAAACTAACTTTCAAAAACCGATTGAACGATGGACAGCATTTGGATGCAGATACTCGCTTTCGCACTTCCCGGGGGATTCCTCGGCAGCGTTTTCACCTGGATCTTCTCGCGCCGCAAACAGAACAACGATTTTCTCAAAGAGTTGCAGAGTTCGATCAACCTGCTTTCGGGCGAAAACAAGAAGATTCTCGAAGAAAATATCCAACTGCGGCGGGAAAACATCGACCTCAAGGCCAACCAGGAAGAGATGCTCGTACGCATCGACCGGCTGACTAAAGAGGTGGAGCGCCTCCGCAAGACCATCGGAAAACGAAATTCGTATGAAGACAAGACTCTTTTTGCTGCTCTCCATCCTGCTGCTGGCAAGTTGCACTGCGACGAAGAAGCTCCTCTCGACAGGGACACAGAACAGGACGGATACCGTGTCGCACATGCAGCGCGGCGCACAAAACGCCGTAGAGCAAACCGCACGAGCGGCAATGAACTCTCGATCGGAGGAGACCTCTGTGCTGCGGGCGCTGCGGACGGAGGCGATTCCGCTTCGGACAGCAGCGGTGACGGTGACGGAGGAGAGCCTCCGTAATCTGCCGGAGGGGGCGGCCTATGTTGCCCGTGACGGTCGGCTGACGCTCGAAGCCCGGCGTGACGGGGATACCATCCGCATTTCAGCACGCAGCGATTCGCTTGCCCGACGAGTCGAATATTACAAAGCGACCTCGGCCCGGCAGGACCGATATGCAGATTCTCTGAAGGAGAGTCTGGCAGAAACCCGGGAAGCATACGACCGACTCCTCGAAGTCTCCAGGCATCAATCTTCGGAAACAGCAATACAACAAACGCGGTCCCCGGCCTATCGGGGAAGGTGGATGCTTTTCGGAATCGTTATCGGATGTCTCGGCAGCTGGTGGGCTCATAAAACAAACTTATTTGCAAAACTTTTCAAAACAATTTAATTATGTCTAAACGATCTGTAATTCAAACTAACGACGGCTATCTGATGCTGCTCGACGCTGTCTATTTCAACGGCAGACGCATGGGGAACATTTCGGAAGAGGGCCTTGACTGGGGCGGTGAAGACGCCCAGACCGTCGAACTCTGGGCCGCACAGATTCGGACCAGTCCCGTGCTGGATATCGAAACGCGAGCCGCGACGAATGAGATTACCGGAAAGATGATCGAAATGGTTCCCCAGAACTGCGTCGATCTGATGGGCGGCAAAGTCGCGGGTGAGGAGTGGCAAATGCCCGCCAGCTCGATGCGTGTCGAAGGAGATATGCGCATTCTGACCGGTACGGGTAAGACCGTCAAACTCAAGCGCGTTTCGTTGCGTGCCTCGAAGATTCGCGGCGGCTTGGGCGGCGAAAACGTCCTCGGCATCGAATTCGGACTGAAGGTCCTGGCCCCGCTGGACGGCTCTTCGCCCGGTTCGATTCTGCCGACGGAGCCCTTCATCGAGGCCGACCCGACGTCGCTGACCTTCGAACAGGCAGGCGGCAGCCTCCCGGTCGATATCGAAGCATCGGGTCCGTTCTCGGTAGGTGCTGTGCCCGAAGGCTTCTCGGTGGAAGTCATAAACGGACGCGTCACGGTGATCGCCGAAGCCAATTCCACGGAATCGCCCCGCTCCGGACAACTGGAATTCATCCTGGAGTCCGATCCTGAAACAAAAGCTACCGTATCGCTTTCGCAGCCCAATGCCTAAGCCATGAAACGCAATGTAGAACTGGAGGCAGCGGAAGCTCTGCTCGATGTGGGGATTCTGCTGCCTCTTCTCCGATTCCGCCTGCCCGGAGGCCGGGAGCGGGTGCTGCGCGTAACGATGCGGCGCCCCTGCCTGGGAGGGCAGATGCGCATCGTACGCCACTACCTGAAGCTGGGAATCACGGCCCGGGAATGGGATGCTTTCTCCGAAGACGAGGAGCGTGCCTTTTTCGACCGGCATGCCAAACGCCTTTCGCTGATCCTTGCGCTGACGATATGTCGCGGCTATCTGTCCGGACTCCTGCTGGCCCCCGTGGTGGCCTGGTTGATCCGGTGGAAGGTACCCTCCGAGTACCGGATCGAAGCCCAGCGCTGGTTCCGCAGAATGCGGGGCACGCGGGATTTTACGAGTATTATCGAATCGGCCGAGAGTATCGATCCCTTCCGGTACGAAGCGAGCCGCCCCAAAAGAGCAGGAAAGGGGAGTTAAGAACCGTTTACGAGAGTTCCCATAGCCCCTTCGGAATCGTTTGGCAAATTGCCTCCGCAACAGGATGGTCGGTGCATTACATTCTGTGGAAGGTCAATTTCCAGACACTGGCCATGATGCTGGCCGATGCCCCGCATTATCGAAGCGTCCCGGCCGAATGTACGGAAGCCGGGAGTGCAACGGGAAAACCCGATACCGCACAACTCTTTCAATCGAAACTCAACTTGCAATGAAACCCGTCGAGATAGAATTCCTCGTAAAGAACAATACCCGCCAGGGACTCTCCGGAGTTTCCGGCGGGATTGATGCCGTGGACAAGGATGCCGCGCAGGCGCGAGGCCGTATTCAGGCTTTGAAGGATGAAATTGTGCGACTTCAGAAAGTCATAGCCCAGACGCCGGAAATGGATCAGACGGAAAACATCCGCCAGATAGAAGCGTTGCAGCGGCAGCTCCAGGCTTTGCAAGCCGCGACCAAACGCACCGATCTGGTTCCTGCAAGCGCTCCGGCAGCCGTAAGGAGCTATAATAGCCTACATATGGCTATTCAGCAAATAATTCGTGAATCACCGTCGCTGGCAATGGGATTACAGTTGTATTTTCTGGCAGTTTCGAATAATTATCCTATTCTTTGGGATGCAATAGCTCGTACCAGGGCCGAAAATCAGTTATTGGCTGCCAGTGGTGAAAAAACAATTCCTGTATGGCGACAAATACTTTCCTCCGTAGGCTCTTTTCAGACTTTATTGACTGTGGGTATTACTTTGGCAGTTGCGTACGGCAAGGAGATCGGAAACTGGGTGACGAATCTGTTTCGGGGAAAGAAGGCGCTCGACACCGCTCGCATGGCGACTGAACGTTTTCAGAATACGATGCTTGAAGGGGCCCGGAACGCTCAGCAGGAGGTCGTAAAATTGAATCTTCTCTACCGGGCCGCAACGGATAATGCCCGCGCCACAGACGATCGCCGGGAAGCCGTGCGCAAACTCAAAGAGGAGTTTTCGGGTTATTTCAAGAATCTTTCCGACGAGCAAATCATGCTCGGACAAGCGAATGACACTTACAAGGAGCTGATCAAAAACATTTACAAATACGCCAAAGCACAGGCGGCTTTCAAGAGCCTGGTGGATATCGAACAGCAAGAGCTGTTCTTCAATAACATACCGGATATCGAACAATTCCTAAAGGCTAATGACAAATACCTCGAGGCCCAAAAGGATGTTGCTGAAAAACGGAAAACCTACTATGCGAAATCATGGCGTCAACCAGGCTATGATCCCCAAACACGCAAAGATCTCTTACAGGCGAAAGACATTCTGTCAGATGCAGAAGAAAGTGTTTCTTACTGGCAGGAAAGGATTTTTGAAGAGATCAGGAAGAACAAAGGAGGAGAAGAGATTATCGATGAGATAGAGGAGAAATTCGATGGCAACCTCGGGGCATTTCTGCAATTCCTCGCAGAGCAGCGGACGAAATTGGCTGCCGTGGCGGAGCAGGCCCAGTTGCTGGAAAACCCGTCCGGCACGACGACCGATCCCGAACCGACTTCCATCGACCAACTCACAGAACAGTATAAGGCGGCCGTACGTCGCCAACAGCAGAGCCTCGACGACCAGCGGGTCGAGTTGATTGAAAACGAATTCGACCGGGAACGGGAAGCGATCCGCCTCAATTACGAGAAAAACCGTCAGGAATATGAGCGGCAGGAACAACAGACGCTCGCGCTGATTCGCAAACTCCGGGAGTCGGGGGCCGATATCGATTCGAATGCGGAGAAAACCTTTATGGCCGGCACGGCCGCTGCAATAGCCCAAGCTGCGGAAATTCGGGACAGAGAGCTTGCGGATGTCGATAAGAAAGAGGAGGCTTCATACGCCAAGTTGCTGGAGAAGTACGAAACCTACCAGCAGGGGCGTCTGCGAATCGCCCGGAAATACGATCAGGATATTGCCGCTCTTGCCTCAAATCCGGAGGCCCAGCAACTCGCTCGGGAAGCCAAACAAAAAGCGCTCGACGACTTCACGGAACAATTTGCAAGCCAGTTCCCGGAATTCGAAGCCTGGGCCGACCGGGTCGTCACTGCCTCGGTCAAAAAGCTGGAAAGCCTGGTGATCGAAGCTCAGGAAGAGCTGGAGAACCTGCAAAGCGAGACGCCGGATGATGGTAATGCCATCGCCGTTGCGCGGGCCAAACTCCGCAAGGCCGAACAGCAACTGGCGAAAAAACAGAACCAAACGGAACAGGAAACTACCGATACGACTTCCTGGACGGAGCTTCACCGCGTATTGACCGACGTTATCGGCACTTTCAATGAGGTCGGCGATGCCGTCGGGGGAGCCGGAGGAACCATCATCGCCACCGCAGGAGATATCGCCGGCTCTACCCTGCAAATCATCAATGCCGTTCAGGCATACCGGAAAGCTCAAGCCGCATCGAACACGCTCGGCATGGCCTCCGGAATTCTCGGAGGCATATCTGCCGGTATCGGTGCGCTGACCACTATTGTCAATTTGTTCGAGGGCGGTGAAACTTCGATGGAGCGCAACCTTCGTCTGGCCCGCGAGTTCAACGAAGAACTTCGGATCATGAAAGAGCGCAGCCGTATCGACTCCGATGAATTCGACAATATCTTCGGGGATCGGGTGTACGACCGTTACAAGCAAAATATCGATGTAGTGCGCACCTCGCTTGAAGAGCTGGAGAAAGTCCGGGAGAGAATCCTCTCGCGCGGGGAAGAAAAATATCAGTTGCCGGGAGAGTGGCGAGGCGGAGCCGGCACGGGACTTTCGGGGCTGTTCAGGTATGAAAAAACTTGGGAGAACATTGCCGATTCGATCGCCAACATGCAGGTTCAGACACGTCACTCGACCTGGTTCCGCTCGGCAAAATATCAGTCCCTCGGTTCGCTGCTTCCCGAATTATTCACGGATGGCGAAGTCGATATGGACGCGCTCCGGCAATTCGTCGAAGAGGGCGGAGAAACTTTCCAGCACCTGGCACGGGAGAATCAGGAGATGCTCCGCGAAATGGTGGACGACTGGGAAACCTACGAAGAGGCATTGACTGCGGTCCGGGATTATTTGCAGGATATTTTCGGCGATCTGGGCCGTACGCTTACCGATGCTTTGGTGGATGCTTTCGAAAACGGCACCGATGCGGCGGATACTTTTGCCGACAGCGTCGGGCAGGCCCTGCGCTCGCTGGCCAAGGATATGATCTATTCGAGTACGCTCGGTAAGGTATTCGAAGATGCCCAAAAACGCATCGAAGAGGTCATGCAGAGCGACCTTTCCGACGAAGAGCGGTTCGCTCAATGGAGCGAAACGATGAAATCGCTGGTTTCGGATGCCATGGAGCAACAGGACGATTTCAATCGTCTGTGGGAAGAGTTCCGCCGCATTGCAGAAGAGAACGGACTTTCAATCGACGAGGAAGCCGGCACTTCGCAGCAGAGCGGTAAGGCAGGAGCCATTCAGACCGTAACGCAGGATTCGTTCTCCCGCGTCGAAGGACTGGTCACATCGGTACAGATCCATTCCGCGAAGATCGACGAAAACATCGAAGGTATTGTCCCGGTTCTCAAAGGGTCACTCGAAGCGATGAATGCCATCCGGGAAAATACCGAACCGATACCCCAAATCTATGAACTGTTGCAAACCATAAAACGCGACGGATTAAAAGCGATCTGATTATGGCTGAAATACTCGAAGGACTGTTGCTGATCAACCAAACGGATGTATATGCCCGTTTCGGGGCTTTCCTCGCGGAAACCGCTGAAGACAGACACGACAACTACGATTCGCTGCTTGCACCTCCGGCTCTCAAGCAGCAGGCGGAGGTTTCCATTCAGGAGGAGGACGGTGTCCGTATGCCCGATATACTGACGCAGACTTATGAAGCCCGCGATATCACGCTGCGATTCGCCATCGTCGCCTCGAACGATGTTTCGTTCTTCACGCGCTACGCCTCGTTCGTGAAATTTCTCAAGGAGGGCGACGACGGGTGGCTGGCGCTCCATCTGACGGACGTAGGGCTGAAATTCCGGGTTTATATGACCGGATTTTCGGATTATTCACAACTGGCGCCATTCGGAAAGGGAGAGGTCGCAGCGACCTTCTCGGTGAAATTCCGGGAGCCGAAGCCGACATTCGAACTCGCTGCGTCGATCTAAAGGTCACGTTCAAATCTTCAAAAAATGGAACTCAAAATATATTCGAAAGAAGGGAATCTGAAGCTGACGGCCTCTCCCGATAGTAACAGTGCTGCAACCTGCGGCATACAGGAGGAGAGTGTCCTCTCGCTCTCCTTCACGGCCTTCGAATGCGTCACGCTCGAAGTTTACGATTATGCGGACTTCCTCGGACGGCGTTATTGGATTCTCGAACGTTATCAGCCGAAGATGAACTGCGACAGCGAATGGAGCTACTCGGTGCAACTGTCGGGGGTCGAAGGACTCACCACGCAGGTCCTGATGGTCAATCCGGATGATGACGACAATCCGATTCTGACACTCACGGCACCGGCACGCGAACATGCGGCGCTGATTATCGCTAACATGAACCGCAAAATGGGGACGACCGAATGGAAAGTCGGAGAAGTGGTCGTATCGGAGTACATCGATATCGAATATACGGGAAAGTACGCCTCCGATGCTCTTTCGGAACTGTCGTCTGCCGCCGGGACGGAGTGGTGGTTCGACGGGATGACGCTCAACATATCCCGCTGTGAGTTCGGCGAGCCTGTCCCGTTGTCTTACGGCAACGGATTGACCGGAGGAATCGAACGGAGCATGGCCGATGGCGTGAAATTTTTCACTCGGCTCTTCCCGGTAGGCTCCTCCCGCAACATCGATCCGGATCGGTACGGATATGCCCGGCTGCAACTGCCCGACGGGGCGAAGTACGTCGAACAGGATACCCACCTCGGTATCATCGAATATTTCGAGCAGGAAGCGTTCGATGCGATATATCCGCGCCGGATCGGTACGGTCGGTTCCGTACGGTCCGAAGAGCGCACAAGCGATGACGGCTCGCCGTTTACGGTCTGGTATTTCACCGATCCCGACATTCCGTTCGATCCCAATCAATACGAAATAGGCGGCCTCGTCAAACGGGTGACCTTTCAGACCGGAGAGCTTCGCGGACGGGAGTTCGAAGTGAATTACGACTCGGAAAAGAAGGAATTCGAGATCATCACCCAATGGCCCTACGACAACGATATGCAGTTGCCGTCGGAACCGTTGGTCCCGGCTCCCGGGAACGAATACGTGCTCTGGAATATCAGTATGCCGGACAGTTATTATCCTGCGGCCGAACAGGAATTCAAAACTGCGGTAGATACCTTTATGGCCGACAGCCGTAAAGATATATCCGTGTTCCAGGCATCGACGGATTTTACGGTTGTCGATAAAAGAAACCTCGATTTGAAGCCAGGGCAACGGATTCGGCTCGGAAGCGACAAGTTTTTTCCCGATACCGGATATCGCGATATCCGTATCGTCGCGATCAGTCGCTCCGTCGTTCAGCCCGGAAGCATGACTCTTAAAATGAGCGATGTCCTCTCCACAGGCCGTATTTCCCGCATCGAAAATCAGATTTCGGAAGTGACGCAGATAACCCGGCAGGTTTCATCGGAATTTCCTGACATCATTAAATCGTGGGAGGAAACACCGGCGAGCGACACGACGCTCTATTCGTCGCGTAAGAGCGAACGGGAATTTCTGAACAAGCGCCGGGGAGGTACGGTCGAAGGAATCACCCGATTCCTTAAGCGGCAGCAACTCGACGAGGGATTCCGGACAAGCGACTTCGCCAGCGGCATCACCGGCTTCGGTGCACAGATCGACGGACGAGGCGCCGGCGAGCTGGAGAGCCTCTTCATCCGTCGTTTTCTGGAGGTTCCGGAGCTTCGGTACAACCGTGTGGGCATCAGCGTCGGGGACGACTGGAGCGCTCCGGGCGCCGGGGTGATCGAGAGCGTGGACAAGGAGCAGAAGCTCGTAACGCTCAAACTCGAAGAGGGAGAGATCGGCGCCGTAGCTGTCGGGGATATCTGCATGGGTATCTTCCACGACTTCGACCCGTCGAACAATGCGACGGCAGATTCCGACGACGGCCGGGGCAACTTCTCTTTCGCAGGCTTCGCAACGGTCTATTTCCGTATCACGGAGGTCCTGGGCGACCGCAACGAGCGGTTCCGCTACGAGCTGCGCCCCCTGTCGGCCACCTTTACCAAGCAGATCGATCCGATGGAATCGATGACCTTCGTAGCCTACGGATCGTTCACGAATCCCGCCCGGCAGAGCTCGCGCTACTCGACGCGCACCTACCAGCGTTATCTCCGCAATGTCAGCGACTGGGAGTTTACGGCCGAGAATATCGCCGCACAGTTCGGTGACCTTACGAACCTCTCCGTCTTCGGGATCCAAATGTCGGGCTATTCGGCCTATCTGGATAATATCTACCTGCAAGGTATGATCAGCAGCCTGGACAAGAAGGCGCTGCTGGACACCCGGAGCAAGCTGTTCCGGCTTGTCGGCGACAACGGCGTCGGCGTGGCATTCACCCCGGAGGCAGGCTGGAAGCAAGGCAAGCTCTACGACCCCGCGACGGGACAGTTCCAGAAGGAGTTCGACATCGAACAGATCGATCAGACGGCCACCGAAGCCCAGGCCACTGCCAATTCCGCCGATCGCAAAGCTCAGCAGGCTAAGGATTACATCGATAACACGCTGCCCGGCGAATTGTCCGAGATCAACAAACGGCTGGACGGTGTCGTGGAAAACTGGTTCTATCCCTATACCCCCTCGCTTTACAATGAACCGGCCCAAACATGGATAGCGGACGGCGAGCAGGAAAACCATATCGGCGACACGTTCACCAATACGCTGCCCGCGAATTTCGACCCGACGGACGCAGGCTGTTGGGAGCAGGGCAGCATCGGTGCATCCTATATCGACGGCATTAAGACCTGGGATCAAATCAAAATCGCCGACAGCACCCGCATCCGGCTCAAAACTCCGGTCGGAGGAATACCCAAAGGCGCCGTATTGTCGGTGGGTGAAGGCTATACGATGGGTTACAATCCGATAGCGTCATCCGGAGCGGTTATAGCAAGTTACGTATGGAGCCAGAGCTATACCGTCGGAAGCGACAATCCCTACATAGCTTTTGTCATCCGCAAAACCGATAATGCCAAAATCACTCCGGCGGAATACCCGCAGATTCACTTCACCATATCGAGCGACAAGACGACGAACCCCGATGCGGGCAAATCGTGGCGGTGGGTAAAAGAAGAGGACGGAACCTATAAATGGACACTGATCGCCGACAGCGATGCGGTAAAGGCCCTGCAAGAGGCGGCGCGGGCGCAGGACACGGCCGATGCCAAATGTCGTGTATTCGTCGTAACACCGACTACACCCTACGATGTGGGTGACATCTGGACGCAGGGCGAAGGTGGCGACATCATGCGCTGTATCGAATCCCGTGCAACGGGTAATTTCGAGAGCTCGGATTGGGACAAAGCATCTAAATACACCGATGATACGGCAGCCAACGAAGCCAAAGACGAGATTGCTAATCTTCAGTTCGGCGCCCGCAACTATATAGCCCGACAATTCCTCTATGCGTGGAACAGCGCCAAAGAGGGTGTTTCGGATGTGGTGACGACCGGTACGGACACGGATGGAGCATACATGAGGATCGATGCCAATAAAGCGAGCAATGCAGGCGTGGCCACGCCTTTGGCCGATGGTATTACATCCTTTGAAGATTGCTTCGGGGGTAAGATCGTCTACAAGGCCGGTATGTCCTATGTCTTCAAGGCCCGTATCAAGCAGCCCAACAGCAAGCAGGGAGTTATGTTTTGCGCGGTCTATGACGATAACACCTTTCAATTTATGGCCACGCCGCCTTCGCCGACTGCATCCGAACTGTATGAAGCGGTCTATACGACCAAAGCGGGCAAGTCCTTGCAGAAAATAGTCCTCTATGTCGTCACCTGGAACCCGATCTACCTGTACGATATTCAGCTTACGGAAGGCAACAAGGCCCCCACAGGATATATCACGGCCGAAGAAGATGTGCAGGCGCAGATTGAGCAGGTGAAGCTGGATGTGGACTACATCGCCTCGGATTCAAGCCTGACGCCATCCGACAAACAGCAGGTGGCCAACGAATGGGTGCGCATTCAGGGTGAATACTGGAGTATAATGGCCAGGGCCGACCAATATGGCGTGGACATGGGGTCTTTCCCTGCCTATTTTAAGAGACTCGAAGATTACCTTGCGCCCCTGCTGGCCGATATGAGTACGACATCCGAGATAACCGGCACAGAGTTCAGAGACGTATTTGCCGATTATTATCAATTGAGCGGCAACATGTCGGACTTGATCGACGAAGCGATAGACGAATCCATCAAATCGACAGAGTACCTCAAGCAGGCTATGGAAGACGGAAGTACCGAAGTGAAAGGCGGTCTGGTGATGACCAACGTAATGTTGATGAAAAACATGCAAGGCGAGGTGACGGCCGGCGTGAGCGGCTTGCAGGAAGACGATGTGCCCTTCTGGTCGGGAGCCGACTATACAAACCGGAAAAAAGCCGTGTTCAGAGTGCACGCCGACGGGGAAGTACACGCAACCAAAGGAACCGTCGGAATCCTGCAGGTCAAAAGCGATTCCGTAGAGGTGAGCGATGCAGCCGCAAGCAGAGATAAAATCATACTCACCCCATACAGAATTACGTCCGTATCGCAGGTCCTGGGTGCTTCGAGTGTCCCGGGTGTCGTAGAAACGAAAGAAGTGAGCGCACTGGCTATGGGACAAAGCAATCCTTTTATCCGAAATGTTTACGAATCAAGTCCGCCGTTTACCTGTGGACAGGGAGTACAGATGTCGGCCCGGATTACAGGCCGCATCACAGGCAATGCCGAAGGAGGCGGCGGGGGCGTAAAGATCGAGGTGGTAAACGCTTTGACGGGGAAAGCCGATCCCCTGTACCGAAACAGCACGGCTGAAGCCCAAAACACGAATTTGAATATCGACGAGACGATTTCATATCTTTTCACTGGAGCAGCCCAGAAGTACTACATCCGGATTACGGTCGAAGCATCGGCAGCCGGAAAACTTACGGCCTCTGCAACGATGAATGCCGCCCAATTCAACTTCGTGAAAGACATCCGCAAGAACCTGATCGCTCCCAACGGAGTAGCCGTTGTGAAAGGATCGAGCAACTATGCGGTATTCACGGGAGATATTTTCGAAGTCCTGATCGGAAAAGCCGGATTACGTATTCGAAACGGGTATGTCTATAAGAGAGATACCGACCATACGACCTGGACAAAGATTTGAGAACCGCCATTGGAGACAGTCGTAAATTAATTGAAGAATTTTTAATGGCTGCGATGGACCATGTATGGAATACGTCGGTTGTCGGCAGAAAAGTGAAAGACGAAGTAGACGGTCAGCATCGAATCTGACAAATAAAGTCCTTCGGGGGAGGACACAAAAAATCCCCCGGTTTGTTAGCAGTCATCTCACCTACATACCAACAAATGCACGATTACTCGCAGCGACCGGGGGATAAAACCTCCTGCTGCGAGTAATTTTTTGTGTCGTTTCCTGTACAGGGGACGGCTGGTATGTAGATGAGATACGCAAAGATACTAATTTTAATAAAATAGCAAACTATGAGAACCCCTATTTCCTACTATGGCGGCAAACAGACAATGCTCAAGCACATTTTGCCTTTGATCCCGTCGCATAAGATCTATACAGAGGCATTTTGCGGCGGTGCGGCCGTCTTGTTCGCCAAACGGCCCTCCGAAGCTGAAATCATCAATGACATCAACATGGAGTTGACAAACTTCTACTGGTGTATGCAAGTTTACTATTCAGACCTCAAACACGAGATTAACAAAACACTACACAGCCGGGACCTGCACGCCCATGCCGGACATATCAACTCTTATCCGCAGTTCTTTACTCCCGTCGAACGGGCATGGGCCGTATGGGTGCTCTGTAAAATGTCGTTTGCGTCAATGATGGACGGGACATTTGGATATGACTTCAGCGGCACAATGACCAAGAAACTGCGTAACGCGAAGGATGAGTTCACAGAGCGGCTTTGTCAGCGGCTCGAACGAGTGACTATTGAGAACCGAAACGCTCTCGACGTGATCGACTGCTACGATGCTCCCGATACCTTTCATTTCGTCGATCCGCCTTATGTGAACTCCGATTGCGGACACTATGAGGATACATTCAACGAACAGAATATGGAGCAACTCTTGCAATTGCTTGAAACCGTCAAGGGAAAGTTTATGCTCACGATGTTCCCGTTCGATATGATCGACCGGTATGCCCGGAAGAACGGATGGATTATCCATCGTATCGAGCGGACGATCAGTGCCTCGAAATCAAATCGCCGCAGACAAGAGGAGTGGATGGTCTGCAACTACGAGGAACGGGCACAGGCATCTCTGTTCCAGGGTGAGTATTTAGGCGAATAGATGGAGCTGGTATTGATTCATCTTGAAATAAAAAACCGTTCGAGCGGCAGTTAAACGCCATTCGAACGGTATGTTTTCTTGATTCGCTTTACATATTTCCCGCGATATGTAAACGGATCGTGCATTTGCTTTACATATATTCTGCGCGTGTGCGAAATTTCAGTCGCTTTTCGTTTTGGATTACTTCAACCCTCTAAAAGTCGCATCTGGTTCTGAACTTCGTCGCATCTCGTTTTGCCGATTATAAAAGCAAGGGCTCCAAATACCCCCCCCATCAAAATTCTCTTCATAACATTTTGTTTTTTTAGGTTATTATACTGAAAATAGCATCATTTCTAATCATTCGGATAAATATGCTCCTCCACCCACCGTGTCAGTTCGACGAAATCGGCAACCGAAAGCTGCTCGGCACGCTGCGTGAAGAAGGGATGTTCCACCCCTCCGAAATCGCCGAAAGCCGCCCGCAGGGAGTTGCGCAACATCTTGCGGCGCTGGCCGAACGAGGCCTTGACCACGCGGACGAACAACCGTTCGTCGCAGTCGAGCCGGTCCACTCCGTTGCGGTGCAGACGCACGACGGCGCTCTTGACTTTGGGCGGCGGATTGAACACCGTTTCATTGACCGTAAACAGGTACTCTATGTCATACCATGCCTGCAACAACACGCTCAAGATGCCGTACTCCTTCGAGCCGGGAGGCTCCGCCAGACGCACGGCGACCTCTTTCTGGATCATCCCGACGCACTCCGGAATCAAGTCCCGGTTTTCGAGCACCTTGAAAAATATCTGGGACGAAATATTGTAAGGGAAATTGCCGATCACACGCAGTCCTTCGGGAAACAGCGTCCGCAAATCCATTTTCAGGAAATCGCCCTCCATAAGGCGGGGTGTAAATTCGGGATAATGCGCATGCAGATACGCCACGCTTTCGGAGTCTATTTCGGCGCCGTATGTCACGACATCCGTCCGTTTCAGCAAAAATCGGGTCAGAACACCCATGCCGCATCCCACCTCCAACACCGGACACGGTTTTTCGGACGTACCGCCGCCCAGCGAATCGCATATTTTGCGGGCAATATTGAGATCGACCAGAAAATGCTGGCCCAACGCTTTCTTCGCTCTTACTTCACTCATTCGTTTCGGTTGAATATCTTTCCCGGAGTCTCCATCCCGGACTCTTCCGGCACAGAGCCGATCTTCTCCGTCTCTGCCGACGGCGACCGCTTCGCGCCTACCGTCCGGCACCTCCCGGAGCGGACGCCCTCTTCGGCCGCTTATCGGAAGCGTCGTACCCTTTCTCCGAACACCGTCGGGTGCAGGACGCGCACCCGTTCGATTCCGCTCCGACCACAGAAACGGCCCGAAGCCGCATCCGTCGGCCGGCAT